AGTTAGCATATTATTAAGAGGACAATATGGAAAAACAAGAATCTTTAAATTTAAATGATTTAAAACTAATGGCGCAACTTATTAAAGTTGTGTCTACAAGAGGTGCTATTCAAGCAGAAGAAATGGCGCCAGTTGGTATGTTATACGAAAAACTAGTATCGTTTATTAAAGCAACAAGTCCTCCACAGGAAGTTGCTGATGACAAAACAAATGAAGCAACAGCTTCAACGGAAGGAAATTAATATGGCACGTTTTTTTAAGCATGTAGGCGAACACAATGGCAAGAAGGTAGTTATTATTGAAAAACAAATACCTGGCGAACCGCATATGTGCGCTGTAATTTATTCAACTAATATCCCAAGCAAGTTCCATGATGATATTATGAAACTACTAGAAAGTCCAGAAGGACAATCTGAAAAAGAGTTTGGTCTTATTCTAAATCGTCGTCAAGGATCTGATGGTCGTAACTTGCTACAAGCCATCGCCCAGGAAGGATTCTTAAAGAAGGCACCAACTAATCAAGTTATTGTTAAGCCAAATGCATCAAGTGCTATTCGTTTAGATGAATTAAACAATCTACTACGTATGGCTGGTGAAGGTGAACATGCAATTCAAAAGCTTGAACAACTCGAGCGTGAGTCTGGACTAAAGGATACACGCAAGATTGCACCACAAGGTAACAATCCTATTAATGCACCAACCACTAGCGTTGATGTAATGGATGATGCTGCACTTGCGGCAAATTATATTTCACAAAGCACTCGTATGAAAGCAGAAGCACAGTCTCTTCTAGCAGAAGCACAGCGTCTTGAAGAAGAAGCAGCAAAACTAAATCCTGCTTTAGTTAAAAAGAAAGTTTCAAAGAGTGGCAAGAATACCAAGGTCACTGCCTAAAGATTTCGATGATGGGGAAGATTGGCAACAGTTGTTAGAAACAATTGATGCTAGCGAAGTTCCAATAGAGATGTTAAAAAGCTTAAAAGCTCATCTCAACAACGGAACAAGTTTTATCTTCCCCATCAAAGAATGGATTGAAGCAGGCGCAGATATCGATGAGATTGATGAAGCAATTATTCGTTGGTATAAATTAAAAGACAAAGAAATTCTCGGTACTGACTTTGTAATTGATTTACAAAAAGTTAAAGAAGAAGTAATTCCCCAAACAAAGCTAACATTAAAAGATCTTAAATGATAAACGCAATTTTCGCAATAGACGAAGAAGGTGGTATGGGGCTAGATGGTTCTATGCCTTGGCCAAAAAATCTAAAAGATCTAAATTGGTTTAAGGTTCATACTATAGGACACATTGTAGTAATGGGGCGAGGTACGTGGGATGCAACTGACATGCCAAGCCCACTACCTAATCGCACTAATTGGGTTGTAACTTCAACAGTTGGACCAGCATTAGATGGTGCACAAATATGGCATAAAGATCCTGTCAAGCTACTGTATAAGCTTGAACGTGAAAATCCTTCAAAGATAGTTTGGGTTATAGGCGGGGCAAAACTTTTGTCTAGCGTGGACGGCGTATTTGATAGACTATATGTTACACGTTTCTATGGCACGTATGGTTGTAATGTGAAAATTAATTTTGAAGAATTAACTTCAGGGTATAAAAAAATATACAGCGATCAAAGTTTTGAAATGGAATTGTCGATATATGGAAAACTATCATAACTTACTAACCAAAATTTTAAACGAAGGTGAGTTGCGACATGACCGCACTGGTGTTGGCACACTTAGTTTGTTTGGTGAGCAACTCAAATATGATTTATCGCAAGGGTTCCCAGCAATTACAACTAAAAAACTTGCATGGCGTTCAGTTGTTTCAGAACTACTATGGTTCCTAGAAGGATCAAGTGATGAAAGACGTCTTGCAGAAATCTTACACGGTACGCGAGATACTGACAAGAAAACTATTTGGACTGCTAATGCAGAAGCAGATTACTGGAAACCTAAAGCGCGTTACTGGCGTGATCTTGGTCGAGTTTATGGTGTACAATGGCGTCATTGGAAAACTCCCAAAGGTTACCAAACAGTAGATCAAGTACAAAAACTAATTGATGGGTTAAAAAATGACCCACACGGACGTAGACATATACTAACAGCATGGAACCCAGGTGAACTAGATCAAATGGCTCTACCACCTTGTCATATGTTTGCTCAATTCTATGTTACAAATAATAATAAATTAAGCTGTTTGATGCACCAGCGTAGCTGTGACATGTTTCTCGGTGTCCCCTTTAACATTGCGAGTTACAGCTTGCTGACGCATATACTCGCACGGGAATGCAACTTGGGAGTCGGTGAATTTATCTGGAGTGGAGGTGATTGTCATATCTACGCTAATCACGTAGATGCCGTTAGGCAACAACTGATCCGTACCACACGAGCGCTGCCGTTGTTGAGTATTCGTGAGGATCGTTCATTAGGTAATTATGAAGTTGATGACTTCACCCTAGTTGGTTACGATCCTCACGACGCTATTAAAGCAGATATGGCTGTATGAAAATTACAGTAATTTCTGCTCATCCTGATGATTTAGAAGTAGCTTGTGCAGGCACGCTTAAGCGATTGCAAGATGATGGTGCACAAGTTACTTCTATTATCACAGTTTGCCCAAGTGAAGAAATTAATCCTAAAAGAAACAAAGCAATTGTAGAACGTGAACGCAGAGAAAGTTATTACAAATCAAACTTTCGTTGCTTTATAATGAACACACAGCTACATGAGGATGGACGTCCTAATCTAATATGCGATAATCAAACGATTACAAATCTATCAACTTATCTAGAAGAATGCGACATTGCTATTATTCCTAATCCATTAGATTCACATCAAGATCATCGCAATACGTATAACATTGCATTTCCTCTTGTTAAAAAACTAGCAAAAGAGGTATGGTTAATGGAATCTTATCCATATTGCTTAACAACTAACTCGTTTCCAAACTTGTTTTATGATATTACTCATCAATGGCAATTTAAGAAGGAACTGCTACAATGTTACAACAGTTACTTTACCATTGATGATATTGAAAAAATTAAAACAGTTAACAAATATCATGGACTACAAAACAATACAGATTTAGCAGAAGCGTTTACTATAGTTAAAAAGCATGTCCGATAGAATTAAACTATTTCAACTAGATCGTTTATGGAAAGAAGTTCATCTTGATTTAACTCGCCTTGCAGCCGCAGAAATGAAAAAAGGGTTTGCTCAAAAAGGTCCTTTTGTAGAAAAATTAGAAAATCGCATTGCAGAATACTTTGATAGAAAACATTGTATTACAACCGCATCATGTACTGATGCATTGTATATAGGAGTGACCGCATTAGGTCTTCCATCACATTCTAGAATAGCAGTTAACAACTATACCTTTGTTGCTAGTGCTCATGCAATTAGAAAAGCAGGACATATACCAGTCCCAATTGATATCGATGATCGCTATTCCATGAATATCGAACTAATAAACAATTGCGATGCTGCAATTGTTGTTGATCTATTTGGAAATATGAGTCCTTTACCATATATACCAACTATAGTAGATGCCGCACAAAGTTTTGAAAGTATGGAAGATTGCATCACTAGTGCAAATAGAGGAAAAATTGCTTGCGTTAGCTTTTCTCCAACCAAAACTATTTCAAGTTGGGGCAGCGGCGGAGCAATATTAACAGACGATGATGACATAGCAGAAAAATGCTATAGATTAAGGTTACACGGTAAACTTAAAAACAGCGATGATGCTATCGAAGCTGGCAGTAACAGTATGATAAGTGTTTTTGAAGCTGCTGCGATTTGGACTGGAATGAATAAAATGCATCGTTGGCGAGATCGTCGAGATTTAATTGCACGATATATAGCTAAAGAAAGCAGTTACGAGTGTGGAATCGATTTAAGTCAAGATAGACATACACATAGCAAATTAGTTTTTACATCTAAAGATGCACCTGCTATAATTAAAAAACTAAATGATGAAAATATTGAAGCGTGTTTAACGTATTCAAGACTTATAAGTGAGGAAACGTTATACAAAAATAATAACGATTATCCAAACAGTGTAAGATTAAGGAACACAACATTTACAGTTCCAAATCAACATACACTAACCGATGATGAAGTAGAAAGGATTGCAAAGGCATTGAAATGAGAATTTTAGTTTGTGGCGGACATGGATTTATTGGAAACAATATCACATATAAACTAATGCAGCAAGGACATGATGTTGCTGTAGTGGATAATCATAATAACTACGGTGAAACCCCAAATTGGGAATACAATTCTGTTATGTCATCTAGATTAAATCATATTGGAACTCACACTTTTTATACAGTGGACGTTACATCTGCTGTCGCGTTAGATAATATCTTTAAAAAATGTAATCCTGAAATAGTAATTTATCTTGCAACTTACCCAAATGCACGAATGGTTAAGCGTAATGTAGTTGATGCTACGCATAATATGGTTGGTGCTGTTGCCACTACTCTTGATCTATGTGTAAAGTATAAAATTAAACGTTTTGTAATGGCAAGCAGCAGCATGGTTTATGGTGATTTTGGCGAAGCTGCCCCGGTTGAAACTATCAACTGCAACCCACTTACGCTTTATGGTAGCTATAAGCTACAAGGCGAGCAAATGTGTAAGATATGGCACAAAGAACATGGTCTTGAATACACATTGTTAAGACCAAGTGCCATTTACGGTGTACGTGATGTTATAGTACGTGCCATTTCTAAAATGACTGTAAACGCACTAACAACAAAAACTATTAAAGTTATTGGTGTTAACAATCGTTTGGACTTTACGTGGGTTGAAGATGTTGCAGATGGTTTTATTACAGCAGCATTTGCACCAGAGGCAGCAAATGAAATTTACAACTGCACAAGAGGTTATGGACGAAGTTTACGAGAAGCTGCTGAATTAGTTGCACGTCGAGTACCAGCAGAAATTATCGAACTACCTGCAGATAACTTTTATCCAAATCGTGATACCCTTAACAGCGACAAGCTTAAAGCACTTGGTTGGAATCCTAGTGTTGATATTGAAGAAGGCGTCAATCGTTATTTAGATTGGTTCTTAGCTCAACCTTTTATTGATAAGTTGAAACCATAAAGAGAATAATAGTAATCCTCTAACCATTTCCAATCAAAACTTAATTGCAATTTATCTAAAGCGCCATTAACACTGTTATAGTAGTTGATGGCGTCTTTTGCACCTTGTAAGCAATACTCAGCATTATCACCTTCAGCATATGTTAACCAAACATGCAATCTATGTTGTATTTCTATGTCAGTCCCTGCATCAACTTCTTGTTTCAGTTTTAACACTTCCCTAAAAGCACTACGCCATGTTATCCAAGGATCTGTATTAAATCTAGATATACTTGCACAAATTGGTATAACTGCATGAGCGGAACTTAATGTAAAATCAATACCTGGGTTAGTATCAAGCACTAATTGTTTATTATATAAATTGATATTCATTGCACCGTATTCTAATCCATTTAAAGGATTGCGACTATGAAAAATGTAATGCTTTGGTTCTTGCCAATAGTCTGGACTAAAATCAAACTTAAAACTAGATAATACTTCTGTTTTAGCAAATACAGCAAAGAACCATGGTGTATCGCTTAACATTGCTGCTGCTTTATAAGCAGCTTCTCGCCCAGTTATTCCATCACTGCGTTTTGCTCTTGGACATAACGTTTTTAGATTATTCCAATTTGTTTCTGCTATTGGTTCATTATTGGAAATAAAAATAACATCGCTAAGTGTATTGTCTATTATTTGTTTCTTTTCAAGATATGGATAATCATATACTTGTTTTTGTAAGTAAGTTTTAACGTCTCTTGGCACTAAAGAAACTCTATTATCATTGCTTATTCCGTAAGCAATACGTTTATGCCATAAATTAGGTTCAATATTTGTAGTACCGTTTAATGACAAATACAATGAGGGGAAATTAGCATTTATAATTTCTTGTGTTATATTTTCTGTAGTAGTGTTAATAACTGGCCAAGGTAATCTCTGTACACCGTTACTATGCCAATTAATATCATTATACCATTCTAATAATTCAACATTTTCCTGTTTCTTAAATTCTTTTACATTAACTAAAAATGTATCACCAAACTTTTGATTACCGCTTGCCCAACAATGTATTTGCTTTTGTTCCCACGGTGTTGGAATGTAATTAAAATCAAAGTTAGCGTAATCACAGCAACTAGAAATAAGCCAAAAGAATTCTGTACGTGATCTGTTTGAAGCACGTTTTACCATTTCTAGATGTGTAGTCATATAACGCATAGTTTGGGCATGTGGCAGCTTCGACAATATCTGCTTAACGTTTTCATCATGTCCACCCATATCCATTATAAACACATCAAACATTTGAACTGTGCCTGTATCCTGGTTGCAAGAACTTTATTTGCTGCTCACGCCAATCCCAATCTGACCAATGATAGTCGTATGTTGCGCTTACATCATCTACTTCTATCTTGTATATGTCTAAGTAATCCCCCATACGATCAATAATGTATTGGAAATCTTTAGTACCAAAGCTACCTTGCAAATCAACTTGACCAAGTGGCAAGTAGCCTAAACTTAACTCAGCATTATTAGGTGTATATCCGTTTACACGTAACCATGTATCAAAACCATACATTTCATCACGATGCCATTGATCATGTCGTGTTACACTGCGTCCCCACTCAATGTCAAACTCACCTGAATAGTACTGTAACTCTGTAATTGCATCGCATGTAGTCTTATCTATTCTAGGTGCGCCCTCGTCTCGATATACTTCGTAAAGTGTTTTACCAATTTGACACCAATGCATATAAACACCGCCAAATTCTCTATCGTATTGATTAATGTTAAACAACTCTCTGTCTGACGTTGTTAAGTTGTAGCGAGGTGCGCTTAACCATGTAGTAATTTGACTTGGCCGTATCCAATTTGGATCAAATGCCTTTTTACGTTGGCTTAAGCATAAGCTTTCTACCTCATGGCATAAGTTGTTTAGTTGTCTTATTGCCCACTTAGCATCATCAGTTGCATGTTTATAATAAGGACTTAATTGCTCAACAGTACCTTGCAATATTTCAAAGTGATTATGCAGCTTATTCATAATACCGTGCTTTAATGCAAGAGAAAGGGCTAACTCTTCTCTAATACCTTTTGCATACAATTCTTCTGTCATCCCCATACCATATACATTGGGGAAACGAACAGCATCAGGCGTAAAGTGTTCCTCAATAACATATGGGTCTAAACCTGCATTTATCCAAGTACTTTGCACATGCGGCATGTTTATAGCTTGTATATTACGATTAAGTTCATTACACAAATAAACTAATGTACGTGGACTATTTGGCCAACCATGCCAACAGTAATTCTTTTCTAATATGTTGCCGCTAGTTAGTAATTCCTTTAAAGCAACTATCCATTTGTGTGATAACTCGTGATCTAGTGAAAAAATGTTATAATCAATTGTATGACCTGTTCTATAGTCTCGCAATACTACTTTTACTTTAGATGGCATCCCACCATTCCTTTATTTTTGGTATGAAAGATAGTGCGTCACTCATAGTGAAACTATCGCCGCGCCTTTTTTCAAGTTCTAATATTCTAGCTTTACCTTGCCATAATCCAATTATGTATTGCTCAGGCCACTGCTCTTGAAAAGTTGGTCGTTTAAGTAAATTCTCTAACGTATCAATTAATGAACCGTGTCGCTTATATCTTAGTTCTAAATCACTTATCCAATACTCAACCAGATCTGTTAGTAATGGGCGAGGCAGCGCAAGCGGACTCATAATAATGTCTGAAGTAAATGCAAACACTACTTTAGTTAGGATATCTACACTATACTGATCTGCAAACCTAACATAATCATTAAGTACCATCATACCCGGTAACGTAAGTGTTAAATCTAAACGTAATTGTCGTGGGTGTGTTACATATTTTGATCCTATACTAAGATTGTGAGAAAATACATCAAAATTTAATCCAGTACGTATGTATTCACCAACTGGACCTGTAGCATCTAAACTTGCACATACTTGCCAATCCTTAAAGTATGACAATAGTTCAAACAAACACACAGATTTTGAATGATCTTTGCTTATATGCTCTGTGTGCCAAACACTATGTAAGTTAGTGTTATATCGTACATAAACATTTTTACTAATACCATGTTTAACCATGTACTTCATCATTTCCCAATGCTCTGGCCAGTCCAACGGTTCTCCACCAACCCAATATATTTCCTCTATGCGTTCTTCTTTAATAGCACGCCATAGTTCTTCAATAGCTACTGTCCGCTGAAACTGGGTAATTTGCCTTCTAACGTTTGACACAGCCCATGGATTATCTTGTTCAAAGTTTGTATTGTGTTGACGTTCTTCGCTTTCCCATGCACTGCTTAATGGTGGCCCGCACATACGACATTTAAATGTGCATAAGTTAGATATGCGATAATCATAACTTATAGGTAATCCTTTGTGTGTGCCATCTGGTAGTGTTTGTGCAAGCAGTTGTTCACGCTTGCTACCAAACATTCCTTCAAAGTAATCTCTATATACGCTAGTGTTTAACAGCTTCTTGTTGCACACTTCACATTCAGGCAGTTCTTCACCCGCCATCATGCGTTTACGAACACTTTTCATGTGATTGCTGTTCCAATGTTCCTCTAGCGTAGTTGGACGATATTCATTCGTGCCTGCACTTGTGTCTATGTATTGTTTAAAGTTCTGTGCCGGTTCGCGACTTGCACAGCACAAACGCCTTTCAGTTTGTGGAGATAGATATGTGTGAGTCCAAGGTGCTAAACAATGCTTATTCATCTGCTATAGGAAATTCTTTATCTAAAGATATAATTTTGGCAACCCAAGTATGCCATAACGGCGCATAGTGAGTCTTAGTTTTATTTAATGGCCATCTATCCGGATAATCTATGTAAGGATGCAAATCATAAAATGACATATGTGTTAATGATACATTATACTTTGCACAAATATCTTTCATTTTTTGAACTTGATTCTTAAAATTTTGTAAGCACCAATTTTCATCATATTTTTCCATCAAGTTAATTCTATCTTTTGTAGTAGGAAGTATTTGTCGAAATCCATTTTGCTCTTTAAGTTCAAATCTTCTCCAATTAGGCCATAACACATAAATTTTATTTGGTTTATAGTGAGGAATGATTTCCTCACTCATTCTTACAAGTTGATCTGCGGAGGATCCTCTAATTCCTAAATTTATTAAATTTAATAATGCAGGCCATGCTTCGTGTTCCTCAACTCCCCATCCCCATGTATGACTATCACCAATTGCAAAATTTTTATCTTCAATTGGAAATTGCCTAGTATTGTAGTTGAAAATCATATTATTAAATTCCAAATTTCTAAATGACTATCAGAAAATGATTGTTTCCTATATTCATCACTTTTTAAAATTCGTTCTTTAAAAATAGATAACATATTTTTCCCTGGAAGTTCCATAAATTTAATAACAGAGTTAATTTTATTTTTATTTTGGCATTGCTTCATACGTTCACTGTAAATATATTTTACATTGTCTGGTAAGTTACGCAAGTTAAACATTGGTGGTTCATGCAAGATATTATAATGTATATCAGTTATACCTTGCTCGAGAATCCAAGCTTCTGTTTCAGGCCAATAGTAAGAATTTTGAATATTAAATGTAGTACAAACTTGTAACTTATAAGAACTATCGATTGCTTTACGTATCACTTCTTGTGTTTCATTCCATCTAGCACCGTACCTTTGATATTCAAAACGTTTACCAGTATCATCAATACTAAAAGCTATTTCAACTTTTTTGAAGTGTTTCCAAAGATTATTTCGTACCGGCCATATTGTTCCATTAGTATTATAATGTATATCAATTTTAGAAGAATACCCTTTTTCAACTAATTTTTCTAATAAATCAAAATGTTCATTAATTAAAAATGGTTCGCCCCCTGTAAATTCTAAATATTCAATATGTGGCAACGCATCTTCAAGTGCTTCCCACCAACTAGGTATCTTACGAGGCCATTGACCTTGCTTTAGTTGCTGTAATGCAAGTTCATTATTTCCATTAGCAATATCAATTTCTTCTTGAGCCCACTTACTACTACTCCAACTACCACATATACGACATTTTAAATTACAAATGTTTCCAAGTTTTAGATCTAGAAAAATGGGAGTTACATCTGTTTCCTTATATCTAATTTTTACATCTTTTAGTTTAACAAATGTAGCTTTACGTTTGCTCATTCTTCCAATAATTGATTCTTCTTGCCAACACATGTTACATCCTTTTGGTTTTTCACCTGCTAGAAATTGTTGACGCAAGTTCCTCATATAATCGCTATGTTGTGCATCATGAATAGAATGTCCGTTATGAACACTAATTCCAGGTATACTTTCATTATATAAGCAACATGGGCGATAAGTTCCCATTGGTGTAACTTCCATACTTACCCATGGCAGCATACAAATAGTTTTAGGCGTATCCACGCAAATCTCCGTATTCTAGAAATACATCCTCAAACTTTTCCTTACGAAGAGAATCTAATTGATCTGTAATTAAGAAAAATTGTTTGAGAGTATTGCTGTTATCATTACTGTTTATAAAATTAATTAATCCTTGATACCCGCTAGTTGCCCGTGTTAAGTGATCTTTATCTTTTAACCATTCTAGTGTGCTTTGTATTTTAGAGATAGCAATATCTTTATACTTCTTTGGTAGTATATCTGATCTATAATACAATGGACTATGTAGAATGTTTATATTAAAATCTTGTGCTTTGATAAACCCGCGTTCTGTCCAATCTCTATGAAAATCCGTAATGTGTAACAAATTAAAAACATTAACAGTTGCACTTATATAGAAATCTACGTTAGGACAAATTTGCAACATCTCTTTACGGTTATCCTCAATGTCTGTCCATATTGTACCTTTACGCATATATTCAGCACGCGAACCCATCGCATCTAAACTAGCACCAACACTAACGCTGTCAAATTTTTTCCACCACTCTAATACGTTTTGTTTTTTAAACTTAAGTTCACTGAAGTTAGTATTGTATATCAAACGAACATTTGTACGATTGTTTTCCACTAACCACTTAAGCAGCTTGTAATGCTCTTCCATAATAAGAGGCTCGCCGCCAGCAAAATAAATTTGTTCAATGTATGGAAGATGTGGTTGCATTTGTTCCCAAATGTCATCTTTATTTTTACCAGCATGTAAAAACTTGTTATGTCCTATTTTTTCAACACCGTATAATGCGGCTTTGTCTTCCCACCAATTGCTGCTAAAATTAGGTCCGCAATAACGACATTTAAAGTTACATATGTTGCTAAAGCGAACGTCCCAATACCTTATCTTAAATTTTGGATTAGTGCCATCTTCTGTTGTTGCACTTACATCTTTAATATGATGACCAAAGTGTTTGTTACTGCTGTTACGCATACTAAACAATCCAACTTTTTCATCATCATAGCAGCGTTTGCATTCAGCACAAGGTTTATCTTGTAACATATTGCGTCTTACAGTTTTATACTGCTCGTTATTCCAAACAGTTTCCATTGAATCTTTTTGAAGATTACCAACTGGTATATTTGACATACAACATAAAAAAGCTTCGCCTGTTGGCCAACCATGCATATGCAACCAAGGCAACATACAAAAATGTTTGCTTTCAATTAAGTTGTATTTTTCTTCTTCGCTTAAATCATCTAATGAGATATTGATAGGAATACGAGAACCATAGTTATAAGTTTCGTAGTACTTTTTTATTTCATCACTCATATATCTAACCATTCTGCAATTTCTGGACAAGATGCTTTGACATCTTTCGTGCGACGACTATCATATTGCCTTAAAAAGTTTTTTAAATCTATTTTTAATTTATCAGTTGGGCTTGCACCATCATGTGCTACTGTTACTGTTCTTAGATAGTTAGCTAGTCTCGCTACGTGGTCTTTTTCCATATTGTGTAGCAATTCATGACCATTTTCATCTAGCCAACGCTCTAGAGAACGAGCAGCTTGATATCGCATACCTTCTGGTAATACTGTTACGCTTTGAAAACTTGGGAAACGTAATATGTTTAACGTAAAAGTTAAACTATCACGTCCATATAGTTGCTTAAAATACAAACACCAATCTAAGAAATTAGTAATTTCCATAATACTTAATACACTTGGTGTGCCCATAACATGTAACCCACGTAGCTTTGCTTCTTTAACTAATCGATGCATATTGTTGGTCCACTGTTCCCAATCCATGCCGTCACGTATATATTCAGCTCTATGTGCTATTGCTTCTGCACTTGTATAAATGTCTAACGCTTCAACATCATGACTTAATTGTATTAGTTTATCGATAAGTTCTGTCTTTGCACATAAGTTAGTATTGATTGCTAACCGCGTCTTGCTCTTTCCTTTATTTGCTTTATACCAATCAACAAGTCGCCATGTCTCTGAGGACATAAGCGGTTCTCCCCCGGTAATTCGTAATTCGTCGAGGGTTGCATGGAGGTTTGATTCCCACCATTTGAAGAATGCTTCGACATACGGATTTGTCTCTCCAATCTTATATAACTGGCTACCGTTATGATTATGAGTGAAATGGTTCCTACCATCGGTAACCAAGTCTGTATATGGTCCATTGTTGTTTATATCCTTTGCCCATGTTGTTGAAAATGCTGGATTACAATAGCTACACGCAAAGTTGCAAGTGCGGTCAAAGCTGATCTCAAGCGTTTTAAGATTAACGTCCTGCTCGTACGGCATTTGACTAGCATATAGTAAATCTGTCTGGTTATAAATTTTACTTTTATATACGCGATCGCTTATTGTTCCAGCATCCTCTAGTTTCCAACAATACTCACAACCTGATGGGCGTTTGCCTAGTTGCATTTGTTGGCGCTGTTGTTTCTTTTCGATTGTGTTATGTATAGCACTTGGATTGTTTTTAATTGTATCCAAATTAATCTTATGAGCTGGCGGATGATGACAGCTTGTAGTCATTCCACTACCTAACCAAATAGTAGCGTTGTACCACTTAGCTGCACAAAAACTTGGACTTATTTCATCTAATATCTTTTTAGTCTCTTCATTATCCATGTAATATTGCCATATCTCTTGATAGTATAAACAATGGTTTTTGAATTTTAAATTTAAATACACCCTTAAACGCCATAAATCCACCAGTACCGGTTATGATTTGATTGTCATTTGTAGTGTATGTACCAAGTTCATCTATTTCAGGCCAAAAATCAAAACCTCTATGGTCTATACGTTTAATTATCACTGCTAAATCTTCAATAATTTGTCCGTTTACAACTTTAGTATCATTTCGTTCTTTATTTAGAAATTCAATATCAAAACAACGATTTTGTAACGTAAGTATAAATGGGATGACAGTTCGTTCTTTTAAATCAATTGTTTGACTTTGATCTGATGTTGTAATTTTAATTAATGGACATTTATTAGGCAAACAAATTGGTTCTAAAGTAATTTCAATTTTTTCACCCATGTATGCCTCCTTGATTGTTTATCATCTTCATGTGTCCATCGACCATATTTTCAAAATCACTAATGAAATCTAATTCCTTGCACAGCTCAACTAATCGCTTAAAGCGTTCAGCTCTTACATTGAAAGTGTTTTCGGGATACTTGTTACTTACCCAATTATAAGTTTGGTATCCGTTAACTATATGCTGTTCTATTTCTAATTCCTCAAGCATCTTAGGACTAGTTGATGGCGTGCCATCAAGTAACTGAAATACCCCAGTTGGAATAATTTGAAGCATTTGATCTTTAGCTAAATGTTTATATTTCTTTATGAGATTAAGAGTGTCCTCATAATCTTGTTCTGTCTCAGTTGGATACCCTACAAACATAAACCAACTTTGTTTAATATTATTATTAAACAATTGATACGTACAATAATCAATATCAGCATTACTAAACTTTTTACCCATGTGATCTCGTACTGATTCGCTACCGCTTTCAATTCCTATCTGCACACGATAAGCGCCACCTTTTGCCATTAATTTGAAATCATTTTTAGGCATTTGATTTTGAGGACGACAAATAAGTTGTCCTCTGTATTTTATAGTATATGGAATTTCTTCTGCTAGTTTTGTGTTCATAGCACGTAATTCTTTAGTATTGCCATTAATCAAACTATCAGTAAATCTAAAATATTTAAAGTTATAGTTCTTATAATAATGTATCAATTCTTCTGCAACTCTTGTACCATTTCTATAACGAAATTTTGGCCAGTGTTTTCCTATATCACAAAACGTACATTTACGTACACATCCTTTACTAGCTGTAATTGGTATAGCAAAGTATTCATCATCAAGATCATGCATATAAGAACTAAGATTATAATCACTAAAGTCAGGTAGTGGGACTACATCTAGTTCGTTATTTGTTAACTGTGGTATTTGTACAACACCTGTTAAATTGTTTTTAATTACATCAACAATTGCTTTTTCGCCTTCACCAAGAACAACCACATCTGCAATACCAGAATCAAGCATAAGTTGATACCAATTGCTTTGCCATTGTGATTGATATACATTTGTTCCTTGACCACCTAGTACAATTTTCTTAGCAGGGTTTTCTTGCTTAATAAAATACGCTAAATCCTCTGCTGCACGCTGACTATCTTTAGTAAACACGCTAATACCAATATAAGGAATATTTGTTTGTGCTATTACTTTTGCATGTTGATGCATCCAATCTTTATAGTTTTCCCATTCAGTAATATTTGGTTTTGATATAGGATGTTGCATCCAAGCAATAATTGAATCCGTACTTATCTTAGAGTTAATGAAATCAATATTTAAATCCAATGCTTTAGCGTTAATGCCGTGTTGCGCTAAACACGCTTTTAATAAAGGCGCGGCCATTGGAGGATTAGTATTAAACATGTATGGAACATGAACTAAAAGTATATCGTGTATTAAGTTAGGCATTTTCTGTCCAATATTTACAATCATCCCAAAACATTTTCATTTCTGGAAACGTATTAAGAAAATTTAAACGGTGTCTTTTATCATGCTCGCTAAAAAATCTATAAAAGTCCGCTTTTAGCTTTTTATCATCATTGTGCTGTTTCATCATAGCTATAACACGATTCATACGTTGAACTTCATAGTCCTTAAATCCTTCTAGTTCCTTCATTGGAGTAGCCTGCATCCAGTCTCGGACTTGTTCAAGCTTCCACGCATATGCTTCTGGAAGTATTTGTAAGCTTTGCCAACTTGGACTACGCAACAAAGGCGTGTCAAACCACACACGTTGATAACTGAAACTGTGCTTGATACGTAACTGCAATATCCACTCAAGCAATTCTTGTATACCAGGTACCACTAAATTATTCATTGTAATGATAAATGTAAGACTATTACGACCTGGTATTTCAGTTAGAAAACGTTCAACATTATTTTGCAACTTCTTAAACTGCAATCCAGGTCTAATATACTCCGCTTGATCTCCCCAAGTATCAACACTTACATACTGCATAAAATGCTCTACGTTCTCACCATCACAAATCTTTTTTACATAATCAAGATAATGATTAAATAATCCATCATCGACACTAAAGTTTGATGTTACATTTAGGTGTAGATCTGGTTTAGGATTTTCCAATACATAATTAAAAACACGGTAAGTATTTTTATCAAGTATAGGTTCACCACCAGTCATACGGAAATGTTTTAGTTTCGGATACAAGTCTGGCCACCAACGCCAAAATGCTTCTACATAAGGGTTAAACTCCCTATTAGGTATTACACGTCTACGACCTTGGAAATGTTCGGGAGCATTATGAGGTACGGAAGTTGGATATGCCCCATACCGTTCTGCCTGTGCGGCCCATGTGGTGCTAAATTGCGGACTGCAATAACTACAAGCAAGATTACACGCATTACTAAAATTGACTTCAACGTAGTTTGGAATCTCATCTACGGTAAACGGTTGATTACGAATTCTATCAAGATGGATAGCAGCCCAAGGCTCGCCGCTACGATAATGCCGGTCACTAAGGTTACCAGTCCGCTCGATATTCCAACAATAATTACATTCGTCACACTTAATTCCATTAAGCATTTCCTTTCTACGTTCTTTTTTATAAGGCGTGTTGTGCAAAGCACTAGGGTTAGAATCTAATAAACTTGCATCAATTTCATGCAGTGGTGGGTGATAACAACTGTTGGTTAATCCGTTAGTTAGATGAAGACTAACTTGTTGCCACTTAGCAAGACACAATGCATCACCAAGTTCTGCTTTCATCTTTTCTGCATCATTTAAAAAATCACTGCCCATCTAATATCATTATACCTTTGTTTTTATGCGGGGTTGCATACTTTTTAAAAAAACTACTAAAATTTGAATCATCATAGATGATATCTAAACCAAGCTTTATACTAAGTTGATCACCAAAAAATTCAAAATCTCTAGCTTCAACATATTCATGGTGTATTAAATGATCGTTAAAAACTTTCTTTAATTCATCAAAATCATGTACTAACTTGTGATCCCAATTATCAAACATAGTCAAGTGTGTTCCCATGCGAGCACCTAACATTGCCCAATCTCCGTATTCAACATCACTTCCAATGTTATGCCATATGCTTAAATTACGCATGTTGCCAAGACTTACTCTTGTTTGGAAATCCATTAAGCTTGGTTTAACTCCTCGATCTAAGCACATCTTAACACCTTCACGAAAACCAGCACGCCATGCATGATAAGGAGATTGATTTGGATATGTTTTGCTCCACACATCATTCATTGCTATATACCCATCGTTCCAACAAAATTCAACTGCTGTATGATCTTCACCCAAGCTTGCTTCATGGGTACGCATATTGTTTATGAACGTTTTAGTCCAACAACTTAAACCGCCATTGCCGTATGTAAGTCCATTTATAATATTGTAAGCTTTCCAACGGAAAACATAATTTTTATTAGTTTCATTTAATATTAATTGCTGATCAAAAAATTTTGGTTCAGGAAAGTTATCCCCATCAACTAAAACAAAACGTTCAGTATCGCTTGCTGCGGCTGCTGCTTTATGCGCTGCATCGCTGCCCTTGACTCCATCTACACGTTTAGCCCACGGAACCATAGCAGATATTTTAGCCCAAAATTCTTCTTTTCGAGGTTCATCATATGACAAATAAATGCAGTCTAAATCTGCAATATCAACTATCTCTTCTTTCATCCCATCCTCGTTCATTACCTATAATAAGCATATTACCTTTTGTAGTGTACCAAGTTGTACCTTCAACTAATGGTAACTTTTTTAAACGTATTCTTGGTATTTCTTCTAATTTTCCGTTAACAACTTTTAATTTTTTATGTTGTATATTTTGATTATATTGTTCTCTAGTTATTTCTATCCAAGGTTTATCAGTATCTTCAAATGTCCAACCATCAACTATATTGGTATCAGGATCATACGTTAATTTTATAACTATTGGTTTTGATACAGGCGCTTTATATTCAGCTAGAGCTTGTAACAAATTTTTGGTAGTTTCGTTCATATTCTCTAATGACATCATCTGTAATCCAATCTTTATGATGATAATGTAAAGGTAATCTTTGTTTGTAATGACCAATTAAAGGAACATGTTCATCCCATTCTGTAAAAAGTTGTTCATACCAAAGTTGCTGTTCGCTAAAACCCCATAAACCTTCTTTGCCGTGTACAAAAGTTGGAATTGATATTGGTAACGTTACATTTTGCATACCATAAATTCTTGCTGCTATTGCAAATACTTCATCAATTCTAACTCTCATATCTTCATTTTTAATTAAAAATTCTTTAGCAAACCAATTCCATTCGTTAATAATAAGTCTTATAACGAAGAAAAATTCGCTTGCTAATTCACTATATCTAAAATACATAAACCCCGCATAAACATCAGGTAAATTGTTTACATCAAATAGTTTTCTGTGTTTTCTACTTGTAATTATGTTTTCTCTAAAATCCTTAACTTCAGTAGTTAAACAAACGTCGCGCAATCGCATTGCATTCCACCAATGATCTATTGAATGAGTTAATAAAATATCAGCTTCAATTAATACTGTTTCTCGCCATGGTGTCAATGCAAATGCTCTGTAATATTGTGTCATATCCCAATCTTGTGGAGTATAATCTACTACAATGACTTTATCAAAAACTTTTAAAAATTGAGGATTATTGTCTGCTGATACTTTATCTACAATTACAGCACAGTTATTAATTTTTTGAGTAAATTTAATACTCATTGCTTGAACATACGCAAGTCTCAAATACTTTTCACCTAGTGCGAATGTTAAGTAACCTTGATCTTTTTGAAATTCACGCTGTGGCATTATTCAACCTTAATTGATTCATTAAGTTTGTGTCAATCGCGTAGTTTTTATTCATTATATGTAAATCATAGTTCCATAACACTGTTTCATTATCAATAGTTAAAGCCCAATGATTGGAATTATCTAATCGTGTAACGTGACCATTAACGGGTAAATTCCAAAGACCCATATTATCGTAAGTTGGAACGTTATGTAAATGACAAGCAATACTAAAAGCTAAATCGTTTCTATATACATGTTGTGGCATGCCACACATTAACGCATAAAAAGGATAATTATCTCTCACCATTTTAGCAGTATCAAAAATAACTTTTGACTCCATGCTATGATCATAACAAATAGCCGTTGCCCAGCGTTGTATTATATCATTGCTAGGTAAATAATCATCTAATTCCATACCAGCAGAGTTTAAGTTATATGATTTATTAAAGATACAAAAATGCGAATCAATCTTTAACCATTCCTCTAATTGATTTGAAACAATCATATAATCAGCATCTAACAATAAAACTCTATCTGCCCACCCATAAGTATATTGAAAAACATCGATTCTTAAATCATTTTTCCATTCGTATTGAATTAAGTCGTTCCCGGCTCTTACATGTCTTTGAGAAATTTTTGTTGGTTCAGCAAATAAAATTTTAGAAAAAATTGGATATTTTTCTGCTGCAAAAATATCGTTAGTTAGTATAAATGTATCTAATCCCAAATAATACTTTACTCGTTCTGCTGCTATACTAGCTAAAGCTATATAATCTATTTCTTTACCATCAACTGTTATAGAATTATTGGCTGCGATTACACAAATTTTACTCAAGGACATGTCTAATTGTCCTTACTTTAGCTAATTGATTGTATTCAATTAACCAATCATTTAGAACTTCTTGGTATCGAGCTTTTGATATATCTAACAACTCTTTGGTATTCACTTTTCTTGGAATTTTATTACTATCAAGTAGAATAATCTCATCTTGATTTTGAAATGAATAAAGCAAACAAATTAATTCTGTATTACAAACCCAAAGCCCATTGGAGTAAGAAACAACTAGTCTGCTTAATTGTTTTTCTTCTAACATTTTTTGAGTCAAAGTTCTATTATAAGAAGTTTTAGCTAATTCTTGAATATCCATTCAACTATTATAATAGATTTAGTAAAATAATCAATATTTTTAAGCTTGAGTATTTGTAATTGTAGTTGGTGTTACTGATCCCCAAACATTACTAATAAAAACTGATGAAGGAGGAACTACAGAAACATCGAATATTACGTTACCTTGAACGTTATTACCTCCCACTGGTAATGCTTCGTCTGCAGATGCATCAGTTAAATCAACGTCTACATATAAAATAGTAGCCGATCCTGCACTAGCATCTAATCTAGCTTTGAACACTGCATTATTAGTATTATACCCACCAGTAGCAGTAGTACTAAATTGTTGTATAATTGTTTGATAACCAGTAGTTAAATCATAAAATCCTAAATTAGTGTTATTAACTGTAGGTGATCCTGAACCGCCAATTTTTCCGCTTGTTTGAGCTGTTATTCTTGCAGTACCACAAGCCGCCAATAATGCATCCCAATCAGTTGACTTTGTATTACCAGACAAAACAGAGTTAGCAAGGGTAAAATCTATATAACCCCCAGCATTGAAAAAGTAGCGCATTGCGCTTGCATTTGCCCAAGTTAAACTTATTTCTTTAGTTGCTGAAGTTACCCAAGTAGTTGTGTTTGAAATTGTAGTGTTTGCTGCTGTACCAAATGCAACTGCTGTTAATCTATTTGTAGTTAGGGTAGAAATTACAGAACTTAATGTACTTAAATATGTGATAGTATCTCCAGCAATAGGACTAGTTAATCCTGTTAAGGAATTAGTTTGATGTCTAGACATACTATCAAGTCTGCTTAATAATGTCGCCCATTGAGTAGCAGTAACCGTATTACCTGCTGCCACCGTAGACAAAGTGGTAGATTGACCGTAACCGCTATCTCCAGAACCAACTCCCCAAATTGCATTTACAGATGCAACGAACCCATTATAATCTGTTGCCTCAATCAATCCACCACTTGCATAAGTCATCTACATTTTCCCTTTATTGTACCTTAACTATTGCGTTAATAATTCCTACATCAATAGTGTTCTTTGTTTCTAGTGATCTTCCAATTACGTTAAAGCTTGTAGCTTCGCCTACGTTAGCTGCACGGGCTAGTCCGTTACCAGCTGATACAAGTCTGTCGCCACGATTAACTTTTCCAATTACTTTAACTGGTACACGACCACTTAATGCAACGGCTGGATGTGTGTCATTTTTACCAGCACGACCGTTTAGTAAGAAACCTGGTTGTGTTGAAATAACACCAAATACTTTATCGCTTAGTTCACTTTCTACAGCAGTAATTTCTTTTTCGCCACCAAGTTCTACAACTGTACCTGGTTCATAAACACTGTCTGCTTCAAAACGTTCTGCCAAGTCGGCGTATTCTGCTTCGGTAGCAGTACCAAACAAGTTTACGCAATAAATGTCTGCATATTTTCTAATAGAACTACCTAGATTACGTGTACTATCAGCATCTGGAATTAAATTACCAGCTAATGCTGTTGAACCGTTTGCTCTTAAGAATCCAGTAGTTGAGTTATCAACATAAGCAGTAGTTGCCAATCTTGTTGAATTGTCACCAGCTGTTGGAGTTGCAAATGCGCTTACAAATCCTGTTGCACCATCAACAGTTAGTGCTGTTGTTACACCACCAGTTGATCTGTTAATACGCAATAGTATATCGCCATCTGGGGTATTATTTGAAACAAATGCATCAGAACCAGTAACAGACAATCTTAAATCACTGTCTACACCAAGTGTTACTCCATTATCGTTTGCAACAGTTAGTGAACCTGACATACTGGCGTTTGCGTCAGAACGAACAAATTGTGTGCTATTTAAGTTATCAAGTAAATCTGCATTAGTAGCTGTACCAACTAAAGATGCACCTACAACCGCACTTGATATTTGTATACCAGGACTAATAGTAGCAAAACCTGGAATTGAAGTTTGAGGAGTAAATGTCGAATCTTTTGAAACAATTGCAACAATTACTTCGTTTACGAAAAATTGGACGACAACGTGACTTGCGCCAGTATTGTCAACAACAGTAGTAATAACTGCACCCGAAACACCAGTTCCAGCAGTAAAGCTTGGACCAATTAGTGTCCAACTTGCACCGTTATAAACTCTAAGCTGTGCATTAACAGTATCAAACCAAAGATCACCAAGTGTAGCACCAGTTGGTTGTGTAGCACTTGCTGTTGAACCTGAGATAATCTTAAAACCTGAACCTGTATAAACTTTTAATGAGTTATTTGAAAGATCCCACCAAAGTTGTCCTGCTAATGGGCTTGCTGGCTGACTGCTTGAAGCAAAATTTTCCATTAATTTAACAAAGTTTTCGTTTAAAATTTCACCGTAACCGCTGTAGTTTTTACCAATTAAGGTAATGTCTGAAGTGTTGTCAATTGTACCATCAGCAATTGTTGTTAACACCCCACCGTTAGTCTTGTTTATAGTATATGCCATTTAATTGAATCTCCTGCGTATAGCTGCTGTACGTATTTATTACTGAAATAATATACACATATTTATGCGATTGTTCCTAAGTTAGTTAATGTTTGTATCCTAACTGTATAATCAATTTGTATTAATCTATTTAAGCTTTTTTGAATAGGATGAAAAATAACATGCGTTAGTAGTTTACCTGCACCCTCATCTCCGCCCCAAGATTTTAATCCTAATTCATCAAATACGAAATCATCATCTAAACCAATACTATTGTCAAATGCTTGTTGCCCAGCTGGTTCACCGTAATCTAATAAACAAGTAACAAAAACGTCACTGTAAATTAAACCGGGAGTATGTCTAATTTCAATTTTGTTTCTACTTGGATCAGTATTTAAAGAACTATTGTCATCAACTACTTTATAATAAGTTGGGTTATATAAATCGGCATTAGCACCTGTTGTGTTTGATGGTAGATATGTAATAATACCAGTAGTATCTACGCTAGTGCCGCCATTTCCAAAATGCATTTCATGGACAAATCCTACACCTTTATTTCCTAAACTAAGTGCTAATGCTTCACTCATATTTTCATAGTGAATTGCATTTCGTTTATCAACAAACACTTCATTAGTTTTAGGGTCAAATATTTTAATATGACCTTGAACTTGAATGCTTGAAGCTTCGTCTGGTTTGTATTCGTTCATTTTTTTATCCAATTTGTTTAAATTATTACTGCCCATACGTATACCTGTTCGTTTGTTTTATTGGAAATAGCTTTTGCAAAAACAGCATTTCCTAAATCATTTTTCCCAACACTAATTGCATACCCATGGGTTTCACTAGTAATTAGCAAATCTCCTTTAGTAACTGTTCCAACACACTTAACTTTTACTTTGCCGCGTAATGCTATTGGAGGGAATAAATCGTTATTATCAGTATCATTCATTATATATGCTGGATTTTCTGATACAACACCTGCAACAGAAACATCACCTTGTATATTAGTTGTAGTTATTTCTTTATTACCACCAAACACAACTACTGTGCCAACATCATATACGACATCAGCTTCATATTTTTCTGCTAAGTCGGCATATTGAGCACTTGAAGAAACACCCCAAATATTTGCGAATCTTAAGGATGTTGACCCTAAATTGTATGTTACGTTTGCTGTTGGTAAAATATTTGCTGTAACATTTACAGAAGTATCAATTGCCATACGTGTTACAGCAGCATTTAACGCTGAACTGCTAGTGCTTGCATTAGCTGTTTGGAAAATTAATGTTCCACCAGAACCTGTACCAGTACCTCTGCCGGATCTTATTGTTAAGTTAGCACCTGTTATATTTGTACCACTTGCATCGGTTGCTCTAATTGTAGAAGCTACTGGTGTAGCACTTGTATCTGATGCACCAAATATATGTGTTGGGTTTCTATGAATTGCTGTACCGGATGTAGCACCGACTGTCAAGGTAGTAGCTGCACCTGCAAAATTTACAGTTGTTGCAGTAGTGTTTATTAAATTAGTTGTAGCTGCACCAGTAATTAAATCACCACCAGCAAATGTAATATCACCCTGAGCGTATATATCTTTCCATCTCAGTGAATCTGATCCTAAATCAAATGTGTTTGTTGTAGTAGGTAAAATATTTGAATTTACGCCCGACGCACTAAATGTTGTAGTTCCATCTACATTTAAATTACCACTTAAAAAAATACTTCTAAATTTGTTTGAGTTAGAACCTAAATCTATTGCGCTTGTTGATGGAATTAATGCTGCTGAAAAACGCCCTAATAAATTTATTGTATCAGATGACGATGCACCAAGCGTTAAGCTTCCTGACAGAGAACTTATTCCATTTACTGCTAATCCAGTTGAAGTTATAGTGCCATTTACATCTAAAGCGGTTGTTGGGTTGGTTTTCTTTATACCAACATTACCGGTACCATTTGGTAAAATTTGAATATTACCATTTGAATTAGTTGATTCAAGATTGCCGTTTATTAATCTTAAATTACCGCCATTAACTGTAGTACCATTTAATGTAGTTACATTTGCTGTTCCTGTTACTATTAATGTAGTACCGTCAAATGTTAAATTTGAGCTATCTACAAGTGCATCATTTGCACCTACATAAACAACACGATTAGTTGTTAAATCAGTAACAGCAAGTGTTGAAGCAATTACTTCACCACTACCATTTGGAGTTAAATTAATATTACCATTAGTATCAGTTGATATAATAGTATTGTCATTGATTTGTATGTTATCAATATTAGCTATTGTTAAATTGCCAACACTAGTAATATTTGGTTGCGCTGCACTTGTAACTGTGCTAGTTGTTCCTGCTGAGGCAGCATTTAAGTTAGCTACTTGTGTAGTTGAATTAACTACAAAAGGAGCAGTACCTGTTGCAACGTTACTAATTAGTCTAGATGCTGTTACAACATTAGATACGTTAATATCTGTTACATTAGCACTTCCAGTAACTGTTAAGGTTGTTCCACTAAAGCTTAAATTGGAACTGGTTAAAATCTCTTTAGCTGCCCCTGCATAAAAAATACCTGCTGCACTTACTGATCCAGTATCTATGATTACGTTTCCGGTTCCGTTTGGATCTAATGTTATATTTCCATCCACATTTGTAGAAACTAAACTATTTGTAGTAAGTTGTAAATTGCCGCCACTTACGGTCAAAAATACAGTATTAGCAGAACTGCTTATGTCTTGTGAATTTGAAATAGTAATAACATTTGAGACGGGAGAAGAAATATCAATACCATTGCTGCCAGCAAGTGTATAAAATCTTAAATCTTGAGCAACTTTAACAGCAAAGATACCTTGTCCTGCACCAATATTACTACCAGTATTTGCTTCGCCACCTGTTGCTCCCGGTGGTTGAGCTGGTTCCCAAACTTGGTTAATAACATTCCAAGTTAACACGTCTCCTGTTGCTGGAGGTGTAGTATATTCAACATCCGCTAAATCATCTGCTGTAGCTAAAGCAATCCTGTCATCAACTCTAGAGTTTGTAAAATATAAATTTGAACCTTCAGCGACATTACTAGTAGTAGTATTTAATGATATAGTACCAGTAGTTGAACTATAACTTATACCTGTTCCGGCAACTAAACTTTCTCTTGCCCTGCCCTGTGTAAAATATACATTAGTTGTGCCTTCTGTTAATGCATCAGTAGTTTTTGTTGAAAAATCAGTATTAAATCTAGATGTTGTATAATATTGATTGGTTCCTTCAGCAATATTTGAAGTCGTTAAAACTACAACACCAGATTGCCCGTTTACACTTATAACTTCTGCATTTTCAAGCGTTGCGATACGTGTATCTAAATCAGAAAAGTTTCCATCTAATTCATCATATGTTAAAGGGGAACCCTTTTCTGTTCGCAATGTAATAGTCATTTAATTCTCCAACAGTATTTAATATAAATTACCCACAACATATCCATTAATTACATAACTTGCCTCAAGATACTTTACGTCAAACACTTTACTTATTGGTAACGCAGTATCCTGTAACAAGAATTTAACTTGTTCTGTTGTGCTATATTGTAAACCAAGTCCATTTGTAGCGTCAAACTCGCCTTGATCATACCAAACTTTATTATGAGCATTTGGTATTCGCTGTAAGAAGCTCGCATCTTGAACTAATGTATTAAGTGGAATTGCTAATACTGCACCAGTTCCATCAATCCCTCTCCTAATTTGTGTTAATTTATTATTTTCTAAATCTACACCATAATACAGAATTCTCTCTCCACCAACCATTATTATTCCTGGGATTGCTAATTCTGTGTTTGGTTGAGCCAAGACGCTAGCATCTTTTACAAATATTTCTGTATCAGTAATATTCAAAGTACGTGCTAGTTCTGTAGTAGATCTTGCACCAATTCTGTAGTAATTCCAGTTATCATTTAAATCCTTAAACAATCTAAATGCAACAGCGGGTATTTGTTGATTTTCTCCAAATTGCGTAATTACTAACAATGATTCATCAAACATAGTAATGTTATTAGATAATTTTATCTTTGTACCATTTTCAATTAATTCATAATCATTATTAGGCAATAGATATCGTCCGCCATCGATTGCATCTTGATCTAATGTTACCCAAAGATAATTAATATTATTAACAGGTGTTGGTAAATCATAAATTTTTGTGTTTATTAAATTAGCTTGAACGCTATCATAATTTACAGAATCAAAACCAACGTCATCAAACCCAATCAAAGTAAGAACGTTAGATTCTACAGTTCCTTGATAAACACTAGTTTTAATTCCTAGTCTTTCATCATTAGTAAATGTTGTAACACGAATAACATCATTTGTATCTAAACTTATACTTTGAGAAATTATTATAGTTTTTTCATCAAGTAGTGAATATTCAGCCTTGTTTGTTAAGCTTATAGTTAGTAAATCTAAATCTGTTGGGACTAGAGAATATAAAATTATTCTAGGTATTGAGCTACCATCAGTTGGTAATAAATCCCAATCGATTGTTGGTAATAGTTGTTCTCCATTTAAAGCTACTCTAACAGTAGATTCATTAATTGAATTTATATCTATATCTCTTGTATACGGAATATCAAATTCAATAGTTGAATTATCACCAATATAATATTTTTGATTTGGTGGTCTTAATCTATTATTGTTTAATTCAACTATTATTTTTTCTGCACTTGGATAACTATAACCAATTTCATTAGCTAGTGTAAATGTATAGTTTGTTGGATAAACGTTACCTGTTACATTAAACAATTCCGTGTTTAAATCAACAAATTGCTGTTCAGTTGATTCAGTATAGAATAAATGAACATGTATAGTATCATTGTCTGTTAAAGTTATTGAATCGTCAATTGTTAAAGTTGTTAACCCTTGACTAAACAAAGCTAATTCGTAATCTTCAATTTTTTCACCGTTTAGCGTAACTAAAGATTGATAAATTAAATCTAAATCAATTTGAAGTGTGTAGCTGTTTATGTTTTCTTGGCAAGCAATTTCTTGATCATAAATTAATCCTTCGCCGCCGCCATTGATTGCATAAATGTACAATACATCATTTGTTAACAATGATTTTAACATTGTAATAGTTTTATTTTTAAAGTTAATTGTGTAATCTATGTTTTGATCTAATCTACCATAATTTTTTGATATAACAATTAAATCGTCACCTTTAGTAATCGTTGTATTAAAAGGATAAACATTGTCAGTATTAACATCATATACTGTAGTAGTAATTAATAAACCAAGACCTTTGTCAGCAAAGTCACTTGCTGGTACTGTAAACACTCTAATATCTAATGTATCATAAACTCTACCTGGTATTGCTTCTTCTGGTGCATGACTTGAGTAAGTATCAACAAATTTTCCACCATGCGTAATAATATCTTCAGGTTTAGTACCTAATGTAGTATCCAAGAAGTTGCTATATATTGTTTGATCTAGTACGCTTTCGTCAAGAACACTAACGCCTTCAGGACCAATGATAAATTGATCTAGTCCGCTTATATCGTAAGCACCAACATCAAATCCAGGTTCGTCTCTAAAACTTGCTCCCTGAACTTTAACGCCTGGATATTCTACACCAGCAAACAATTGTCCTAAATCTTTTCCTGGTAGCCCCGCAGCAGGTTGATAATAAGCCCAAGTTCTGTTTAAATGACTTTCAAATTCATCTGCATTTAATTCTCTAAAATCTGTTATTTCAAAAGTTTCGCCAGTAGTCGTAACTGGAACAGAATCTCTTAAAGTATATGCTTTATTATTGTAAACAATAATATCTCCGCGATCATATCGTGTTTCTAATTGCCACTCTAATACTGTTGGAGCATACAGACTCATATTTCCATCAACACTAACAACTGTGCCGCTTATATCTAATTCATCTGCACCAACAAAATATCCTAACGATCTTAAGTATGCTTGTAAGAACTCAGCAGTCCAACCCCCAGGTAACTTTTTATATTGTACTTGTATTCTTCCTGAATCATCCGGGAAAATTCTATAGTTACTTGCGTTTTCAACTGGCCATCCAATTTGACTTGCTTCTTCTTTAATCCACTCAAATCCGCTGAGTGCGTCTAACAGTTCATCTAACACGCCTTGTTCACCAAATACTCTAGATTTCTTTTGATCTCTAATATCAACTGGATTTTCAAATTCGTCCAAGAATTGTATTAAGAATCCACCGTTGTTTGGAACACGGTCAAACTTAATTACATCTTTAATACTACGAACTTTTTTATTACCCATAATTGGTACAAGCACTGCACCTTCGCCGCTTGAATCTTCAATCTCTATAATTGGAGTAGTAATATAACCTATGCCTGAATTTACGTGAACTTTTGTTATTTCTCCGTTAACAACAGTAGCATCTAATGTTGTACCGCTTCCTGTTGTACCAACTAAAGTTAATGTAGGAGGAGCAGTATATCCTTCTCCTGAATTATGAACTAAAATTGATTCTACTTCTAATGTAAAGTTGTTTAACCAAGCAGAATACTCAGGACGTTCAAATATTATGTCATCAATTTCATCTAACCCAGTTGGACTACGATACTTACCATTTGTTTCATTGTAGTAAGCAGGTATATCAAAATCTGTTACACCTGTATTAGCTGTATCTAAACCTTCATGACTGTTAACAAATTCGCGTATTTTTGTATGATAAGGTTTAATTTCTTCAATATATTTGCGTAAATTATCTTGTCTATCTTTTTGTAAGGTTGGTATTTGACTAATAGCTTGTTGATTACGGTGTTCAACTTTAATAAAACTTGTCTTAAAAATATAATCAACATACTTTTGTTCAGCAAGTAGATGCTGCATCATTAATAAGAACCAACGATTCTTTTCAATTTGTTCAGTTCCTGAGAATATGTCATTATAAACTGAGCGAAGTATGTTTTGTATTTCAGCAGTTGGCCAATCATCAAAAATTTGTATATCAAATGTTTCAATATCAAATCCTTGTGCAAATTTTGTTTGATCCCATATAGCATCAATTATTTTATAAGTAGCTGATTCTTGCTTGATTATCTCATAGTTATTATTTGTATATTGTAGTATTACGTATCTACCATTGCCAGCATCTTTTACTTTTACAGTGTCCCCTTCACTTGGGATAATGCTAATAAGTTGATAACTAAAATCAATAGTATAGTCAGTTACAATTGGATCTATCGCACCTGGTTTTAACCAATCAGCAGTTGTTATATATCTTCTATTATCAAAACTTTGAACTTTCTCAAGTATCCAATTATTATTAACTTTTTTATAGATAGTCCACTTATCACTTACTTCTTCATCAACTTGAACTAAAACTCTATAGTTTTCAGGATAAAGTGAAATATTTAAATATCCTAATTCTGTTCTATCGTTCACTACTTCATCATAAGCATCTGTATAAACGTTCGGAATTTCTTCAAAAGACAATAAGTTAGTTGTATTTTTATTCTCTCTTGCAGGTATACGACTCAATATTAAATTGACATATTCAACAGCAGATTTTAATGCTGATTTTCTATCTCTATATATTGTTTGACGTGGTCGGTAAGCAATTCCATATTTTTCACCTAGTGTTAATTTAGGATCTGGAACTAAGTTACCTTGTATATCAGAACCTGCTAAACTGTCAATTAATTTTTGAACAACTCTATCATTTGGGATACTTTGTGCATCATTTTCTGATATAAGTTGGAATTCAGCATGTATTGAATTTTCATTGAAAACAACATCATACTCAATGCTTAAAACTATATTTTTATCTTGTAGTAAGTTTGAACAATTATAAAGAGCTACTGCATTTGATGCTACAAAAGCTATAAACGGTACGCCAGTTGAACGTGGATTAGCAATTAAGTTTTCTAAATCAACTGTACTGTATCTACGATTCTTAACGTTTGGTATTGTTCTTTTACCTGCGACCCAATAATAATATCTATTAGTTACTATTCCAGTATTTGGATCAATATCAGATACTAGATTAAAATTATTTGATCTTGGGAAAGAAGTTGGATCTTTTTCATCCACAAATTGTGTAGGAGGCAATATACTTTCTGCCCATTCATAACAAATAATAGTTGATCCAGGAAATGCACTGTTCCAATTTATTCCTCTGTTACTAATGTTCCCTTGTTCGTAATCAATCCATCTAGTTTGACTAATATCCCACCAAACTTGACCTACGTGTTCTTTACCCCACACTCTTCCAGAAGAATTATTGTTGTAAACTGCTGGATCAAATGATGTTTGATACGTTATTTCTTGAGCTGCTAAACCGCTTATTTTTCCTTTTACTGGATCAATAAAATCTAAATCAGTAACAATTTGTTGTGTTTCTTTGTTATAAAGGAAAACACGGTTAATAAGGTTAATGTCAACTTTAGGACTATTACTTCTAATAGTGTTCCATGGTTTTTTATTTTCATTGTTGTTAAATGAGAATATCAAACCTGTATTGTTTCCAGTTGTATCATCGCCTGGAGCACCAATATAAATTGTACTAGCGTTAATTGCTATTGATTTACCGTATTCATCAAAGCTATCAATTAATGGATTGGTTAGTTTTTGTGCTGACACAAATTGTCCTGGATTTGTAATTGATGAATTTGCTACTGGTATAAATTGATACATCCAAGCAGCACCGCTTTGCTTTTTAATATCATTAAAGCTAGTTGCGCGTGCATCAAAGTAAGTTGTTTTGTTATCAATAGTTGTTTCTAATCTTGTACTTGCGCGTGCGCTTCCAACTACTAGTATATCTGCTTCTGGACCAATTGCAAGAGATTTACCAAATTCTACATAATGATCATCTGTTGGGCTGTTAATAGTTTGTTGATGAGGGAATATTTCTAAACCAATATCAACTAATGGTTGACCTAACGCTGAAGTTATCAATAATCTTTCACCAGTTATCAAACTGTTAGTTTCTAAGTAAAGATATCCGTTATCGTTTATTGCTGTGACACCTGGGATAGCTGTCTCATTTATTGCATCAACAATTGCATCTAAATCATACCCGGTTTCAAGGAATACAAAAAAGTCATTTATAACTAAAACACTATCATCCGTTATAATTGGATCTTGTACGGTTCCCGTAATTACACCAAAGAAACGACCTTGATTAATAAATCTATAAACTTTTCCTGAATTTATCTTACCACTATCTTTTCTTGGTGCACCGATGTATACAGAGCAATTAGTTGGGCATACTTGTATGCTTTCGCCAAATCCAGAATCATCTTCTAAATCATCATTAGCGGATTCTAAAGTTAACTCAGTAGTTTGAACTACATTGTTAGTTTCAATTTTTACTAAAGCGCCGGCATCTGGAGGAGTAAACAATGTTATTGTATCAATTGTATAGGTATACTCTTCACCTTCAACTAACTTTTTATTGTCAACGTAAACGTATGGCATACCTAAAATATTAGCGGCAGTGAAAAATTCTACCGTATCACCATCTGCATAGTAAGTTTCTGCAAGTCTATCAAACACATAAACTTTGCCTGCGTTTTCTGCTAATATTGTGCTACCATCTTCATCTATTATATTTGTGTTTGGTGCACCAATAATGATTTGTCTTCCGCCATCGGTTAATTCTAATGATTGTCCAAATCTATCATCAACATTAGCACTATCGCTAGTGAAGGCAGTAACTAATTCAAAGTGTGTTCTTTGCTCAATGTAAATCTCAACATTAATTGGAGGCACATCATTAAAAGTAACATAATATTGGTTTCCAATTAGGTCTAATGTATAATCTCTAAATGGAACTTGTATTACACCATCAACTTCAACAAATAGTGCATATATACTTGTTGGTGTTGCGTTATCACCTGTTAGACCGTAAGACACTGTTGAACCATCACTAATTATTGTTTGTTGTGGTAACCCTCTCGATACAGTAACAACTATATTACTTCCAAATAAAGGAGCTGCTGATAACACTAAGTTGCTACCAACTAAAGTATAATCAACGCTTGGTATTAGTGCAATCCCATCTTGTGTAACTATAACATTAGCTACATCATTTGGATTAGCAACATCTCCAATTAAAGCAAATATAGTTGAACTACCATCACCTGTAAACGTTACACTCGCTGATGGTAATATAGAAACAAATCTTCTTTGATAAAGATATACATATCCTTCATCTGCACCTGGTTGACCAACTGCTAGCCAATTTCCGTCATTACTCAGTACAACATTATATCCAAATTCACCATTTAAGTCCAGTGTATCGGAAGCGATAATTTGTTGAGTTCTAAATTCGCCTGTTTCTGCCGATGGTGCAAGTATTACAACAAACCCTATATCGTCTGAATTTGGGGCGCCAGCTGCGAAAGTTGCATCATTACTTGCAGAAACAGATTCGCCAACTCCAATAACGCCAACACTATCTGTGGTTAAATTAGCTATTTCTTCTAAAGATCCGTTAGTAGTAATACTGTAAATTACAACAGAACCAATACCATTATTTGATCCTGGCCTACCGGCTATCATATAATAATTTTGATCATCTGTATCAACAGCATATCCTAGATTATCATTTTCATCAGCAAATGTAGCGCGATAGTTTGTTCCAACTTCCCAAACTTTTTGATTTTCGTAGATTCTCCAACCATTATTGTTTGCATTGTCAATAAAGAGTTTATCACCTTCTTGCCAACCTTTGAGTGGTTCTTGTGCTGCAACATCCTGAGATGAGTTAAACTTCATACTCTTTAATTTAAAAACAAATCCGCTGAATGGATTAATTTGTATTGATCCGTAACCAGTACCTACTACAAAAGTTCTTGCATCAACAATAGTCGTAACAGTATAAAATCCAAAAACATTTGGATTAGTGTTGTCTGATTTAATAAAAATTAGATCATTTTTTTCTAAGTTATGATTGTTAACACAACGTATTGTAGCGTTACCATTTGAAATAACATTTAGCGATTCTAAACGTATATCAGTTTCATCAATGCGATAAACATTCCATTGATTGTTTCTATCTGCTGCTATCCAAATTAAATCACCTGCACCAACATCACTTCCTGTTACATAAGAATTTAATGCAGCGCGTGTTGGACTAGCGTAGTCGACATCAGATAATTGAGCATATCCTGCTGTATATAGATCATTAGTATTTTTACTATATTCTCTATTATTAATAAAGTTTTTATCATAAGGAACATGCTTTATGAATATATCTTTACTCTTTAAACCTTTGTGACCGTTTGGAAATGCATCGTTGTCGCCTAATAACTCAATTACTAGAGGATCTTTAACTGCCCAACTTTCATCTAGCTCAATTTGTAAGTTGCGTGTGTTATCAGTTGAACCATACGTACCTAAACGTAATGCCCATTCTTCATAAGAGTTAACAATACCACCAAAGTTATCTACTTTAGCTTTAAGCAGTTTATCTAAGTTTGAGTTAGTTCCTTTTTGACTAAGCATGCCTTGATAGAACTTAAATTGGCTAGTGTCACTGATACCTAAGTCTTCCATGTAACTTCTAGATTCAAATCCAATTAAATTCTTAGCTAACTTTTGTGCATCTTGCTCTAAGTTAACTTGATTTGTATCATAGTATTGCTTAAACAATCCTGCTCTGTTTGCTAAGTTTGGCAACAATCCTTTCTTAATAGTATTGTAATCAATCTTAATCCATTTATCTAATTCAAAATTAATGCTTGCTGGTATCTTATCGCTAGCAGTGAAGTATTCTTCTTTAAAGAATATGATGTCACCTTTATTGTAGTTTACGCCAGATTTCCATTCTTCAACATTATCTTCGTTAATAACGAATCCAGCTGCGCTATAAGATCCATCCCAATCATTAGTTTTAAATCCTTGAATTCTTAAACGGTGCTGTCTATCACCAATAATTGGTTCGTAAATGATATCATTAAATCTTGTTATGTTGTTGAATAATAGTATGTGTTCATATTCAACAACATCCAAATCTATCAAGTAGATGCCATGGGTGTTATCAATCTTTGCGTTAAAGTCTCTTCCGTTTCTATATACAGTATACTCGCTCGCACGAACAATTTTAAAATCTTCATCAAGTATGCGTGTGCTAAGTGGGCGATTACTTAATCCATCTACAACACCAAATGCGCTGCGATAATTAATTTTACTACCAACTGGGCTCAAACTGATTGCTACATCAACATCCCATCCCTGTTGTACATAGAATAAAAACTCACGCACAGCAAGATCCCAATCTAGATACCAACTTGCGTCTTCATCTAATTTGTCAGTAAATTGAAAACCTTGTCGTGTTAGGTAACGACCATAGCTTATTAAGAAATCACCAACTTGATCAATACTAAAGAATTCAGTACCGTAAGGAACCCTATAAAGTTCTCCAGTACCATCGTTGTACTTTATAATTGCTAACTTACCAACTTTAATATAAGTTTTATTTTCGTTTTCTGCACTTGCTTCTATAGTAAAATATGGTTTATTATCATCATACCCAGTTACGCTATAACCATCAACTGTTTTAGTTACGATAACACCACTGTATGTTAGATTAAATATTGGTGCACTCTTGTTTAATACAATATCAAAATCATCATCTGGGATAATAACACCTGGGTTATTGCTCGCTGGGGTATATTGCTCAGTAATAATCTTTAAGTATTTTTTATCAGTATAACCAGCAACTTTATATCCTAGTTTTGATTCTAGTTTTCTAATAATTTGACCAATATTTTTAGTAATGTCAAGTCCGCGACACTTACAATAATCGCTTATCCAGTTAATATAACTGTGAACTCGTGCAACATTACCTTCTAGATCAATTTCATTTTGTACAAATTCGTTAGAGAAATCTCTAATTCCCGTCTTGCTAAAAATTCTTTGCTCGTCATCTAAATCAATTATTTGATTGTTTGTATCTATATTAACACCAAAATATTCTGCTGGTTTCATTAAAGCAATAGCAAGTTGAATTACGAATGGATATTCACTGCTTTGTCTCCATGCATTTTCAACTGGTCCGATATCACCAAACTTAAAGAATCCACTAACATCAAGCTCGTTTATATCTTTTGTTACACAATCAATTGGACTTAAAAGTTCACCGCTGCCATCAACAGGAAGTATTTTACTTAAACTAGGTCTTTCGAATCTAGCATCAATTCCTGCTCTTTCTCCAAATAGTATTTTACCAGCTTCAATATCGTCCCATAAAACAGTGTTGCCACTTGTGTATGGAGCAGGACCATAACTTTCTTCCCACCAATCTGGTTTATCAGCAAATCCTAACATTTCCCAAGGACGAAGGTGAGGTGCATCTGTATCAAAGTAATATTTGTAAATACCTCTCCAACTTGAAGCAGGCATTAATTCTCCATCAACACGATTTGTAAATCTACCATAGTTGTAAGTGAAAGGATCGTTTGCTACAAATTGTCTGTAATCGCTTACTGCTATTGCATTTGCACCAGACCATGCGCTAAAGTGACTACTTAAAATACTGTTAAATTCTGCTGTAGTGTAATCTGTTTGTCTAAATGCACCTGCGATATAATCCCAAATATCAAAACGATTAACATCATATTTTACTTTAATATTATTGTATATTCTTGTTTCAAATTCCAATAACACAGCATCTCTAATATCACCAAACAAAGCAGTTAAACTACCGTCATGTCCGCGAATCATTTGACGTGTATTTTCACCGTAACCGTCATTTACTATCATAGGAATATACAATGGATATAAACCTAACTTAGTCGGAGTAGCAGGAATATAACTACCATCAGTAGTAGTGTATTCTCTAATTTCAAGAATATCACCTTCAACAAGTGTTATTGATGTTAAATCTAATTCAATAACAGGACGAGTTGTTGAGAAAATATAATCTCTGTTTATCAATAATTGAACATTATTTAGATATACTAAAACTGCTTTATTTGATGCAACTGTTGGATCAAATATTTCTGTAAGATCATAGGTATCTAAACGATTATCAACTACTTGATAAATTCTTCTTGTATAATCGTTACCATAAGGTATCATATCGCTTGTAAAATAAGGGAAATTCTTATTTTTATTAGCAACAATTTCAGATAATGCCCTATCTAAAGTTTGATTTGCAGGTTCACCAACAACATATAGTTCGTTTATTAATTGTAGTAATCTATTTTTGTATCGAGCATATTCTCGTTGAGCATTAATAGTTGCGTTAACAAAATTTGCTTGCGGAGAATTCAAGAAGAAATTTGCTAAATGTGATGCGCCATCATGCTGTAATATATTACCTCTAAATGTTTTTACATCCAGTGTATCTCGTAAATTAAATTCTGATAAAGACTCATCACTTAGGTTTGGTATATCTTCTAAACACTTGATAATATGAGTACGCATTTGACCAAGTGTAAGTTCAGTAATTTCTTTGTTAAAAGGATTATTAGTGTAGTTTAATGGTGGTTCATAAACACTATTTTCATTTGATTCCAAAGACGCAACTTTAATATCAATCTTATCACCAACATTTAAATTTCGATCTAATAGTAGGTATGCTATGTTATCTTCAATTTGAAGATCGTAGTGATTTGTATACAACAAATTATTGTTAACATAAACTATAACGTTTGTTAACATCTCTTGATTTGTGCCCATTGGAAATGCATTAAGTCTAAACAAATTTCTTTGATATTCTGTCGCAAAATATGTTTGTAATTGTAGTTGTCTAGATTTTTGTCTAACTTTTCTCCACTGATTTCTAAAAGTAAAAGTTCTATCTGGGGCATTAACTTTTACTTTTCCTCCAATAGTTGATTTTGTAATACTTTGTTGATTTTGACGATATATAAAAGAATCTTTTGTAATAAAATCAGAGAATACAATGTCACCAATATTATTAATATTACGATACTTTAACTTAAACCCAAGCACAGGATCAACTATGCTAGTACCAGTTTCATAACCAAATAAGTTGTTTCCATTAAACGTACTACTAGTATAAACGTTTACGTCACCAAAACTTTTTTTGTTTTGATCATATAAATCAAATTTTGGTGATTGATTAACTTTAGTCTTTTGTTGACTAACAACCCAAACACCATTTACAAAATGATAAGTTTTTCCTTGATTGTTTAAACCTTGCTTAATTAAAACAGTGTCGCCTTCAACAACGTCGTCGCCGTCATCTGCTAAAACCAAGTGAATTTGATCTTCAAATTCAATGCTAACTGATATAATAGATTCGTCAGGTGGTATAGTTGATGAAAATACTAAACTTTGTGTACTTGCTACATATGACCAAAAATAACCTTGTGCACCTGCGCTAATCCCGTTTACAAAAACCTTTAATCTTGAAGGTTCATCAATATCAAAATTTAAATCATAGCTATTTGTACTTCCGTCAGAAATAAAAGACCAACTTTTATCATTTGTTTCGCTTTGCGGCCTAATCCATTCAACTTTGTAAATTTTGTTTCTTACATCGGGATTAGTATCTGCTGTAAAAATTACTCTCATGCCTGGATAAAGAGGAATATCATCAACATAAAATCCTCCTAATCCACCTAACTTCATTTGAATAGTTACAACACCGTCAATTGAAGCTGTTTGCTTTACAACCGTATAACCTTCACGTTCTTTTTCAATTTTAAATTCTTCAACCGCAGAAACAGATCCAGAAAAATTAATAATATTTTCTTCTCTGATTACTATTGGTTGTCCTTCAACTGTGCTTAAAGCATCCAGTGTTACGTTATCAATAACATCAACTGCTTTTTTAGCAATTTGTCCAAAGTTGTATAGTTGTAAGTTTGGATCAAATTCTAATATTGGTCTTTTAGCTCTAGCACTTGAATCAATCGTTGATAAATAATTATTATATTTTGCAGTGAGGTCTATAACATCTTTATGAAACCAACGGTTATGCCTTACCCATGCGCTTTGCTCAATACTGTTTCTTTTAATTACAAAGTAATCTGGAGTTAGTGGAGCGTTAGTTGAGGCAGCAAATTTTTCTGTATCATAAAAATCAGTATCAAATGATATTTCAACAACATCCATCCATGTTTCATTAGCAATTAAATCATCAATATCAACTAGTGATATAGATTCTCCTACTCCTTCTACATAATAAGATTTGTTAGCATATTCGCTTTGTATTACATCTTCTAAAAATCTTATTTTTAATCCGTTTGTAAACCTAACACCGTTTGGACTTTCATAAGATCTTTTACCTAAGATACTACCTAAAACATCAATCTTTAAATTATTATTTTGATCAACAATTTCAATTACACCGCCAATATTTGGATCAAGTGAATCAGTATAATAAAGTCGATCTAGAGTAGATGTTATAAGTGGGATAACTGTTAAGTCATCATTGCTATCTCTATAGATTTTTTTGTTACCATAAGCAATACCTTCCAAAACAGTAACTTTGTTATTTCTTGGAATAACTGTGCTTGGTCTTAAAACTATATAACCTTCAGAGTTAATAGTTACATCAAATAGTCCTTTTTGTTGTTCAAAAGATACAGTATCTCCTTGATCAAAACCAGTAGCATCAAATGAAAAATCAACAGAGTCAAATGGTTCAGGATTATACCAAGATTGTTGTAAATCATATAATTCTAATTTATTAGCGTTAAAAACGGTACCAGTGATAAAATCTTCTAATACACGATAAACATTATTTCCATACTGTATTAATTCCCCTTCAGCATATGCTTTAAATTGCTGCCAAGGTTGAGGATTTTGTCCGCTAGCTGGATCTTTCAAAAATACTAATTTTTTACCATCAAGCATTCTCTGACCATCAATGCCGCCAAATAAAGTAATGATGTCATCGTACTTTTTATAATGCACTTCATTATAACGCAATGCTCGATTTCTATTACTCGCATACGCAACTAAGTTTGTATTTGTAAAATCTGGCATACGCAAGAAGAAATCTTGTGCATCTGCTTCTGGAACTCTAAATGTAATTGTTCCTACATCGTCCCCGTTATTTTCAACACCAAAAACATCTCTAGTGCTTAAGTTATTTTGCCAAGATAGCTGTTCAGTTGTGCCAGGTGCAGTTTGTATAAAGAATCCGTGCCCCGTTTGATTAACTTGGAATGTATAAGTTCCGCCTCTAGCCAAACGTATAGTTGGATTTAACTTAGTACCAGTAATGTTAAACTTAATTCCATCTTCTCTAACACGTTGAAAAACATTTTCGCTAGTGTCAAATCCTTTTAAATCAAAATTTTCTTTTTCGTATTCACCGTTAACAATTTGATACAGTGTTGGAGGTGTAACAGTTATATCTAATTCTAATGGTATTTCTGTAGCAAATACTGTAACAGAATCTGGTCCATTTGGTAACCAATAGTAAGAGCTGTAGTTTAAAAATTTATCATAATCAATAAATGCGTCGTAGTTATATGTAAAATCATCAAATAATCTAGAATGATTGTTAGTAAATCCACCAAGCACGTCAATGCGTCTTAATAAATCAACATACCCGGATGTAAATGATACTTTACCATTTTCATCAACATAAGTTGTATGTGGTTCAAGTTGATAGTTTTGTCTTAGATCGCTAAATTCGTTGATAAAAGAATCGTTAGCACCAGCAACTGGACTAAATCTACGCCCAACATAACCATCTAATCTTCTTAGTTCTGGTTCACTAATTAATTGATCTACAGTGGCATGTAAAAATTTATCATTTACTTCAGTCCTGAAGACGTTTGGTAAAAAGTCTAAAGATCTTCTATATGCCATTTATTAATAACCCCCAATAACAGTTCTATTTTGTAAAGCAAAACCAGTTGACACTGTCGAACTTAGCGTTGCTTTTAATTTTGATGCAGTAATTGCATCTATTAATTCTACGTCATCTACAGTCGCAGCAGAAATTAGTATTTCATCTGCTCTTGCTTTTATCTGCATAAAATCACTAAACAATAGTGTGTCAAGTTTAGGTACAATTACTATTGCTGCAAGGTCTGTACTTAATTCTTTATGCAGATATCCAGCTAATTCTGAGAAGTAAAATGTATCTCCAAAATCCCAATTTTCTAATGCAAAGTATTTATCTATTGCATTTATTACATTATTTCTAATTTGTGTATTTGTTAGTCTTGTGCTTTCGCTTCTAACAACTTTAAAAGTTGCTTGAAGAGTTGCTTCTGCTTTTGATCCAAACAATGGTTTATATTTTACTGGATTGAACACAATTGCATCGCTTGTAGCTTTAAACTTTTCTAAACCTTGGAATAACAAAGCCATGTCTATTGTAGACATTGGACTTGGTTCCATTAGTGTGCCAGTTAAATCTTTTAGATATCTTCTATATTCTGCATCGTATGAACTTGTTAAGATATACATATCAATTATGTTTGTTGGACTTGGATCAATACGTCTATCATTTGGGCTATTATGTCTGTATTGAAACTTTAAGTAAGATCTACCAACACGAACAACATAATCTGTTGTTTCTCTAATTACACGCTCATCTTCATCTAATAATAATATATAAAATACTTGATCTTCATATGCGTAAAACACAGTGCCAACAGGGTTAGCGTTTCTTCCCTCAAGTTCTATATCACTTATTGTTGGATAAGCGACCGATACTGTATTTGGATCTCTCCAACGTAATCTTTCTATATTATCAAAATCTAAATATTTTTCTAAAAACACAAGTTTATCTAAATCAAATATAGATACATTTTCGCCTACTACTAAATCAAATACACTAGGATCATCTGGTATACCATCATTGTCACTGTCTGCAAATGTTACTTTAACAATAGTATCATCTTTATACCCATCTGGATAACCAACAGTGTCTGTAATTTCCATTGACAAATCTTTACCTAATGATGTAAGCCCATCTGCTGATTCATTAAACTTTAGAAACTTAACAGTATCTTTAATTACAGAACTTGTACGCGGATCATAAATCCTAGTTGCACTATCAAAATAGAATCTTGTATCTAATACGCTGCCAAAGATAAAATCTATACCTCTAGTTAATACAGTATATGTATTGCCGTTGTTTATCATTGCAATAAACCAGTTTTCTCCTTCAATTCCTAAATTAAATTCAGAATCAACATTTAAAACCGCAGGAGAAATTGTTAACCAACGTTGAGTTAGTACATCATACTTAAGACCAAAATCTTGATTGTTTGTTATGTAATTAACAATCTCTTGCTCAACATCGTTTGTTAAATTAGTGTTATATGGTGCGTACAAACTTTCCGCAATCGCATTTGTTGGAATATTTTTGCTTAACAAAATTCCACCTACACCTGCATCATTTAGACCAAGATTATTAGTTGTGCCATCATCAACAACTGAAATTACACTTGCCCAAATTGTTGTTGTTTCGCCTAGTAGCGTTGGGACACCTGTACTTAACTGTCCTTCAACATCAAAAAACTGCCCTGTTGGTGCAACGAATTTAATTAAACAACCTGGTTTAATAAACTTTCTATTACTAGTAACAGTATCTCCAACTTGCCAAGGAATTAAGCTTTCATTTCCAAAATAACCTGTACTTACACCGCTTTCAGCAGTGCCTCTTACCCAAAATGTATTTGATAGATTATTTTTTGGAAATAGTCCATAATACAAATGTAAACTTGATTTTTTGTTAATAATTGTTCGTACATTGTTCCTAATAAATCTTCTTATATCATTTAAGTTTGTCCAAACAAATTGTGACCCTTCAGTAATCGTTGTTCGATAAATGTATCCGTCTTCACAAAATATATTAGTGCTTGAATATTTACCAGTAACATCTTTTACATCTAAGAATCTACTAATACCACTTGCTGTTCTGTTAACTGATTTAACTTTTGTTATTTCGTTGTAGCGAGTATAAGGAAACACATTATAGTCTTGTCCATTTATCATACGATTTTGTGTATAATAAAATTGTGGAGCGTTTGCTTTAATTTCTGATAATTCTTCTCTGCCTTCTGCATTATTGATTGTATATTGCAGTGCTGCACGGATTGTAAGACCTTCAATTCTATTTTGCTTGCTAATATAGGCAATTGACAAGTTAATTCCTTGCATTGCTGCAGGAGGTATATTGTATTCAAGTGCGTTACTTACACGCACGGTTGCTCTAAATCTTCCTGTTGGAATATCAGAGAAAATACCATCACCAAAAATTAAATCAACTTGATCATTTAATCTTGAAGATACAGAGTAAATGTTTCTTTGTTCCTGCGATATAGAATTGTAAATGATGTTGTTATCTCTTAAATTTTCAACCTTACCCCATTCTCTAAGAATGCCGCCTGCATCGCTTAATTCAAATAACCAAACATCATTATTGTTGATATTATCTAAGTTTAGTCCAACTAAACGATTTGGTAATGATTCGGTTAGAGAAAAGTCTAAATTGTTTAGTTGTCCTTGTTTGAAACCAATAAAGAATCCAGTGTTAGCACTACCATTTCCTCGCCCATCACTTCTAAAAAGCATACCAAAGCTATCGCTAGTTTGCGGACTAACTTCATAAATTCCTTTATCAGTATCTAATCCAACATTGTAAGCTTCAAATGGGAATGTATTTCCGTTTACTGTTGCGTTGAACGGGAATACTGGAACTAAATTTGGACGCAATCTAAATTGATATAATTCGTTTAATATATCTCCAACTATTAAACTACCGCTTGGTCTGCTAATACGTTGACCTGGTTGAAGTGCGGCATTTATTACTGTAGTAAACTGTTCTTGCCAATCTAAATTAGTTGGATCATCCCAAAATATTGTTTGATTTGCTAAGTTTCTGCCTGAACTATCTCTTAACAATTCAGTAGTGTTTACACTAATAATTTTAAGCATTCCACTAGCATTGATATGTCGTTTTGGACTGTAACCAAGCATAGAAGCTAAACGATAAACACTATCTCTACGTTCAGCAGTTGATAAAAAATTCTCTCTAGAATTTAAATCCCCACGGAAAGCAAGACTTTGCCCCATAAATGCAATAAGATCAAGCATTGCGATAAATTCACTTGATTCAATGTAGTCGTTGAAATCCTCAGGATAATAAGTCCTGAGATAATCTACCATGCTTTTTCTTAATGTTTCGTAATCATAGCTTTGAAAATCAGCAGTTCTAAATGTTGTGTAAAGTCTTTTCCAATCTTCAGCAGCAAACAAATTTGATTGACGAGTGGTTACAGCCATCTTTGATGTCTTTCTTTATATTAACTTATTTATTTTGAAAATAATATGGTGTTTTAAATGCGTTCAACAACACGACGATCAAATATAAGTTTAAGTGTTTCTGTTTCGTTGCTAGAAACATACTCCAAGCGTAATTCAATTAGTATTCCGTGTTCAAATTGATCCACTAAAATTTGATCTACACGCAGTCTTGGATCGTACCGTGCTATCCTAGTTACATCATCTACAATAGCAGCGCGTAATTGTTCTGTGTAAGGTTCAAAAATACTGTCCCAAATAATAGTCCCAAAATTTGGTTGCATTAGCTTTTCGCCCCTGCGTATGTAAAAATGATTAATTAAATCACGCTTAATTAAGTCTGCGTCTGTAAGTGTTACGCTTTTGTTTTGATCAATTGTAGAATAACCAACATATAGTGCCATAGTTCTATTTATTAGTTGACAATAGCGTATTTTCTAATAAAATTTTAGTATGAAACAAGATCAAATTTATTCAACAACATTTAATTTACTTAAAAGAAGTCATAATCAACCAATTGAAATGACGTTTGCTGACTTAGTGGATGAGTTAGAAAAGCTAAACGCCTTACCAAAAGAAACTGTTTGGCAAATGCGTTTAGCTATCTTACATACTGAACAAGAAAGAGTTATGGCCACCTAGCACCAGGATAGAATCTGCTTGCACCAATTCTAGTTGGTAGTACACCTGCTCTATTTGTTGGCATTCTACCTGCGGTATAAGCAGCTGGATTTGCTGCATCAAAGTAGTAATTGGTCTTTGGTACAGAACTTAAAATATTTGTCATACTACCATTAATGCTAGCTGCTCTAGTTGGGGTTGGTCCTCTAAGGAAGTTTGGTCTACCTTTACCAGTAACAGCTTCAAATTGGTTTCTTTCTGCTAATACTGATTGTACAGTTGCGTTGGGCCCTCTTGCTCTTGTTCTATTTAGAATTGTACCTGAAACCCATGCCTGCTCAGTTTGATTTGTTCCTGCTTCAGCGGCTGTTGCAGCTACAAGAGCATTATATTCTGAATCTGACATAGGTCTACCTAAGTAAGCTTCTGCTGCTGCTTTGCCTTCAGGATCGTTTGATGCATAATTTGTTTGTCCTGCATTTGCATTTGGATCTCCATCAAATCCTTGTCCTCCTCCAGTTTCATCTGCTGGTCTATCGCAATTATCACCAGTAGCAAAGCAACCTGTGCCTCCACCACCAGGAGCAGCAGGAAGATCACTTGAAGGAGATTGCCCAAACGCTTGATCCAGTGCTGTATTTGCTTCCTGTGCGGGAGTTGCACCTGTTAGTTGTTGATCTGCTGGATTTGGCGATCCAAAAACACCTGCAGGTTGTTGTCCTGGTGTTTCAACGTTTGCTAATGCTGGGTCCGCACCAACAGGTTGCGCACCTCCTCTGCCAAGATATGGATTTGCAGCTGGACTACTAACAGGAATAGTTGTAGAACTAGTAGTAGGAGCATTAGCATAATTTGTTGTAAAACTACCACTTAAAGCTGCATCGGCTGTTACTACTGAATTTGTTGGAGTTGTTGTGTTTACTGTTATAGTTGATGGTTTATTAACCCCATAGTTTGTTGTAAAACTGCCACTCAATGCTGCATTGGCAGTAACATTTGTATTATTAACTGAGGTTGCAGGTTTATAAGTTGAAGACACTGTTGATCCAGAACTAGTTCTTACTGCACCTTGTAAATTAGTCGTTCTTGCAGCAGCGGGAGCAACAGCAGGAGATGAAGGTTGAGTAATTGAAGAGTTACCTTGTTGAATACCAGTAAAACTCATACCCATTGATGAACCAGTAGCCGTTCTTGATTGTGTAAGAGTTGTTCCAGCATCTCTTGGTTGTGTTTGTCCTGCCCCTGATCCCCAATTGTTTGCTCCAGATCCTACTGCATTTCCTGGCAACCCAGTTCTAATAGGTAAACTAAAATTGTTACCAAGAGATGTATTAGGATTATTGCCTGTTAGTCCAGTTTCAAATCCTAAACTAAAATTATTTCCTAAAGATGTTTGTCCAGTATCTGTTCCAGTTGTGCCGCCGCCATCAAACATCCCCCCTGGACCTGTTCCGCTTGCACTACCATCTGGGGCTGCTCCGCCGCCGCCGCCAGCACCTTGTCCCCCATCATGTTCTTTGTATGGTTCTTTACTTGGTGCGCGAGCTACTGTTGTTTGATATCCGCTGACGTCTTCTGGTTGTTCTGGCGGAACTTGCTCTGCTTCTTTTGCGGTACAACTATTCCAGTAAAAACATTTTCCTTTTAAACAAAAATAATTGAATGCTTTCATATGTATATCACCAAATGATGTAAACATCATTTCTTTACAACTATGAACATGTAAGCTGTCAACCCCCTCAATCATAGTCTTAGCACCATGTAATTGAAGTTCTTCTCCACCTTGCACTTTAGTTCCTTTCATGCCAACAATCTTTACGCATTCGCCTGCATGAATGTTAACATTTTTATCTGCATGAAAGTTAACATCACCATTGGTTGCCATGTTTATACCAGCTGCACCAAATACATCTATTTGTCCACTTGGGCTTAGCTCTATCCAACCTGTTCCCTGCGCGTTAATAAGATAAATCATACCAGTATCATCGTGCATAGTAATTTGATTACCACCAGATGTTCTTAATCTAATGAGCTTGCTTGTTCCTTCTTGCGACCCATCATCCATAACAAATGTATGACCACCTTTAGAACTAATACCAAAAACATTTGACGGTGCTTCTCTAAAACTACTTGAAGTAATTGGTCCCCTTAGTGGATCTTCTTGTAAACCTTGTGCTGTTAACGAATCAACTAAAGGTTGGTATGGTTGTCTTTGTATACTAGTTAAATCCTGAGTAACTGGCACTTGCGGATCAATTGGATTAAATTCAGCCATAGGCGTTTTACCATCAGGTGCGCCAATGGCTGGTACCATGCCGTGTGCCACAGTTGGAACACAAGCAAACCAAAATCCTCTATTTAAGTTTCCGCCAATAAACATAACAAGAACAGTAACACCAAGATCAGGAGGAACTGCCCACATGCCATAACTTGTAATTACTTCCTGACCTTGGCTACCTACAGCACCTTCACCCTGTCTTTGACTTTGACCGTTATTAACTAAATTGTCAACAGTACCTGCTAAAGGAGAACCTTCAAGTTGCCTAAATTGACTAGGAGATATTGATCCTGCTGCTTGTGCTTCCTGTGCTGTTTGTAAAGGTGTTGGATTAAATGCATTATCTCTGTATGGTGTAATACCATAAAAAGGACTAGCATATCTTACTGTTACCCAACTTTTTGGATCATCAATGTTACCACCTACTTCTGGAATATAAACAGCAAGTCGCCCCATATACAAAGCATCTTTATTTTCTCTAACTACACCTTCGTATATACCAGTGTAAATGTTTAGCCCAGTTCTGCTATCTGGATTTGCTGAATCGTATTGATTAAGTATAGTCATTTTTAGTTCCTGTTATCTTGGATTGCCAGGTAAAGTTGGATTTGATATTGATCCTGGACTTGGTTTTTCATTTTCTTCTTGATTTGGTATCTTTACCATGTTTAACTTACAAGTGTATCTGCCACTTTCAAATAAGTTTTCAACAGTAATAACTTGATAAACTCCTCCAACAAAAGAAGAATCTGTGTTTAAATCCATTAAACCAGTAGTATCGTTATAATCCCTTGGTGTTCTTAATCGTAGTTTGGCATAAACACCTGCAACGTCTATAGCAAGACTATTCCACTGGTCTAATTTACTATTAAAATTACCTACTGTTATAGGCCCACCCCTTACGCTAGCGTCTTGAGGAATCCAATCAGGATCGCCAATTATATCCATGTCTAAAGTGATGTTATCCGCATAGCTGTTGTTCATTTTTAAATCAAAAAATTCAGCAGCTAAACTTGAATTAATATAGCGTGATGGTTCGTTTGGAAAAGTTTTTCCAATACTTCCTGGTTTAGATGACTGTTCTGAAAACTTATTTGGATTAGCAAGACCAGGAGTGCTTGTTCTAGCAGCTTCCATTCCTGTCATTATTAACCCTAATTCGTTTTTATCAGTAAAAAATCTTGTATAGTATAGTAAATTGAAATTGATATCTACATTAATAATGTCTTCATTTTTTCCAGTAAAAATCCAATCATATACTTTTGAATAGCCCCAATCACGTATCGGTGCTAATCCACCATTTTTAAAATTTTCACCAAATAACAAAGTATTAAAAACATGGAAAGTTATTTCTTTTGCATATTCGTTTCTTTTTTTATCCCATTGATTGGTAATCAATTTAATTTGAGGGATAATTTTTATTAGTTGTGCTGGATCGCTGTTGCTTTCTTGTGCTGCTGGTTTCATTTTAGTATTGAAGTATTCACTTGCTAATACTAAATCTTTAATCGCTTCTTTTATTAATGTGCCGTTAGCAAGTTTATATCCTTGTATAGTTGGATCATTGTTATCGATCACACGCTCATTTATAGATGTTGCTTCACCTCCATTTTTTAGAGGAAATGCAACTTTGCTGTTTTGTAATTCTTCTGTTCTAGATCCTGTTTTATTAAAACTATAAAATTCTATTTTATATTTGTCAGGGTATTCTTGTTTTTGATCTTTAGTAACTTTTTCTACTTCACTTAAATTTAATCTACCAATTAATCCACTTTCTCCAGGACCAGCAATTTCAAGTAAAGTTTTTCCTTGCACATATTCGCCTTTTGTTAATGAAGCACGCTTAGGAGTATATTGGTAAAACCCATAAGGCACCATACCAAGTGTATATTTTGCTCCACCTGAATCTAGTTTCATATCAATAGAAATAATCTTTACTGGAATATATTTTTTCCCTTTATCTAAAATACTTTCGACTGGCACACCTGCATCAGTATAACCAGTAAAATCTATTTCTAACAAGTAAGGATTTTCAGCTAGAGTTATATTAATCCCGTTTACTTCACCAGCAAGCGCGGCTAATTCCCCAACAAAACTTGCACCGTATGGTTCTGTGATTTCCATTGATAAATCAATATTGTTAGTTGCTGTGCCTGTTAATCTATTACCTATCACACTAGTAAAACGTAAACTATCAATAGAGAAATCTTTTTCAAAATTTATACCACCCTGCTGCCGTTGATAACCGCCTGACTTAGCAATAGTGTATTGTCTAGCACCTTCTGGTATCACGCCGCCTTCCATAATTGAATTATAATCATTTAGTCCTAACAAATATAAACTAATTTTATAAGTCCAGTTGGCATAATTGTGTAAAATATTTGGACGAAGTGGTACGTTTGGATTATTTGGTGTGCCCGCTGCTTGATTTGGTACATTAATACCTTGTGAAGTAGTACCAATTGTAACTCCGCCAGTACCAATTGTAGCTGCATCAGAATTAACTGTTATTGCATCTGGATTTATAAAACCATTAAAAGCAGTACCAAATGGCACATTTCTAGGTTTACCTGCATCATCTGTGTTACCACTTTTGCGGCTATCGGATATTGCAGGTTCTCTTAAAAATTCATCACTTAACCTGCCAGGTAAATTATTTGTTGTAGGTAATTGATTTAGATTTTCATTAACTATTCCAGTTTGATTTTGTGTTGATTGATTTTTATTGTTAGACTCAATCGCTGCCCCAATTTGTTCAGCTTCTTTAGCACCCGTATTTGTTCCACTTGCTAGTGGTGTTTCAGGTTGAACTTGTTGAGATTGCGTTGCTGTTACTGGTGCAGATTCAATTGCAGTGCTTTGATCAGTTTTTGCTGCTTTAGGATTAACGCCTTGTGGATTAGGATTACTAGTAACGCTTGTGCCAGTATTAGATGGAATTGCAGCATCGTCTTGGTTTACTGTTGTTTTTGATTCTGGAGAAAATGTAACTTTTGTGTCATCCCCAAAACCTTTAACAAAAAATCCGCTGCCACCTATATACAACTCACCAGGTTCTAATTTAACACTAGGAGGAGGTGGTAGTTGACCATAATCTACATAATCATATTTTGCAGCTATACTTTGAGCTTCTCTGTCTAGAGTAGCTAACGTAACATCTTTACCTGCATATTTTTGATTAATAATTTGTTTATATTCTTGTTGTGCTCTGGCTAATTGTTCATTTGCTATTCTAATTTCCGTTGGCGAACTAGAAGGAGTAATTTGCTTTTTTGCCATATTATAGACCTAATACCCTTTTTAGTGTAGTTGATTTTGGTAAAAATATAGTAACACCAGATTGAAAATCAAATATTGGATCTTCAATAGAATTAGGATTCCTAACCATGAACACCCACCACAAATTTGCATCGCCGTATAAATCATACGCTAAAAGATCAGGTCGTAATGCGTGCTGTGGTTTTATTGTATAAACAATATCATCTACTTCTTTAGGTATATTTCTGTATGTTAATACATCTAAATATTCACCAAATTGTTCTGTGTTGAAGTAAGGGCTACTACTCAAATATTCAACCATTAAATAAATCCTCCTCTAGTTGAGTTTGCTAACAAGCTGCCGGCAGCAAAATTTCTAAATCCAAAATCTTGACTAATACTTCTACGACTGTAAAGAGGCTTACAAGTTATGCTAAATTGTTGAACGATTGGAACTCTTGTTAACGTATTATTTGCTGCGTTTGATGCTGCTGCCGCAGCAGCATTTACTGAACCAGCAGAAGGATTAGTTGAAATATAATCAACATCTTCTGGTAAGCTTACACCAAAACTTTCTATTATAATTGGCACACCACCAACTTGATCTTTATGTGATCCAAATTGATAATCACCATGCCCTTCTAATCTTAATACTGGCGGAGGAAGCCCTGCCTCAGCATCTTGCCCATAAAACATTTTAGTTACTGTTCTAAAGAAATGTTGCGCTGCTACAACATAATTTGCATCTTCACTATTTTTACAAGCAAACGTAGCAGTAATGCTTATTGACTCTGTGTCGCTGCTTTGATAAAAATGATATGCGTAATTACTATGTGTTAAATTTTCAGAATTATATCGTGCACCGTGATTAACAGAAATGTTAGGAGTGTAAGGAAATAACACACCATTTGTTGCCCTAAGTGGATATAATACCGGACCTTGTAAAAGTATACCTTGTAATGCACCTGACGGAACTAAAATTCGAACTCTAGTATCTTCACCTTTTTCGCTAGTGAATTTTACTAATGGTGTTCCGTTAGATCCTCTAGAATTTTGTGCACCGGCCGGCAATCCAGCATTAGTTCTGCGTGAATTACTTGGATCAAATGTGTTTGAAGGAACGGTTTCTACTCTAACACGATCAGTGCCAGCTGAACTTACTTCTGGTTGCTTATTTTTTCCTAACAAATTAGCAAAACCGTTTAAGCTTTCTAATGCTTGTGCTGCTTCCGCACTTTGAAGCCTATCATCTATAATCTGTGCTTTTTCTCTTGCATTTAGCAATATTCCATACAAAGGAACAATACTTGTTGTAAAGTTGCCGCGTTCTGTTCTAACACTAATTGTTTCAGGTATATCGTTTTTAATAAGTGCAGAATTAATTTCATCATACGCAATATTCAACTGTTTTGCAGCCGCTGAAACAATTTCTTGTTGCCTTATATTAAAAGAATCTTTGTTTATAGGTCCGTTGGTTGCCATGATATATCCAATAAATATTGTCCATAATATTTATTGACAATATAATATGCTGTTATTTTAGGAGATTTTGTTGATTCGCGTAAATTATTTAAACAACAGGGATTTGTTAAGAGAGATCCATAAAAGTAAAAACAGCTATTGCTCTTACTTAGCCCCAGAAGATGGGCAGTATGACATTATATTGCCTAGTTTAAGCAAAATTAATAGAAATACTATAGCACAAGCAAAGAAAAATAGAGCAGATCGTTTAACTAGAGAAGCATGGGAAGCGGGACTAAAATTAGACTCAAAAGTTAAACAAGAACAATTTAGAGTAGATTATAAAAAAATACAAAAAACTGAACTAGTGTTTAGGATAATGACATTTGATCATATACCGTTAGCGCCAGGTCGTAAAAAAACACCAAAAATTAAAAGCGATCATCACGTTAAAGTTAACTTTCCCCCTTTTCAACATTATCGTTTAGATGAAAATGATCAACCATTTTGTGTTGGCAAAAGTCATTGGGTAGGTGGTATGCAAAATGGGTACTTTAGCAAGGAGCAGGGAAAGATTACAAACGAACTTGCTAAAATGTTTATGAAGCTCTGTGAACGTTATGGTACTAGAGGTAACTGGAGAGGTTATACATATAATGATGAAATGCGTAGCCAAGCCCTACTACAGTTAAGTCAAGTAGGATTGCAGTTTGATGAATCAAAATCATCAAACCCATTTGCATATTATACTGCAACAATTACAAACAGCTTTACTCGTATCTTAAACATCGAAAAGAAAAATCAAAACATACGTGATGACATACTTGAAATGAATAATATGAATCCAAGCTATTCAAGACAAAACGACTGGCATCAAGAATAAAGTTGTTTAACAGGAGTTTAAGAGCTTAAAATTAATGCATGAGCAACCCTTTTAATCGAGCACTTGTTTTTACAGATATACATTTTGGAAAGAAATCGAACAGTCAACAATTTAATCAAGACTGCTTAGATTTTGTCGATTGGGCTACTAAGCTTGGTGTAGAAAAAGGATGCGATAGAGTTATATTTTGTGGTGATTGGCATCATAATCGAGCTAGTATTAGTTTATATACACTTACTGCTAGTCTAAAAGCACTGGAGTTAATTAATGACAGATTTCATCGCGCTGATTTCATTGTGGGCAATCATGATTTATATTATCGTGATAAGAGAACGATTGCCTCTATGGAGTGGGCAAACCATATTCCTAACATTCATGTTCATAGTGATACCTACCGCGAAGGTGATATGGTCATGGTACCGTGGTTAGTTCAAGACGAATATAAGACAATGCGTAAGCTTACTGCAAAGCACGTATTTGGACACTTCGAACTGCCTAAATTTAAAATGAATAGCATGATTGAAATGCCAGACCATGGTGAAATTCAAGCTGAGGATTTAGGTAATGTGGAGTATGTATGGACCGGACACTTCCATAAACGACAAGATCGCAATAACATACATTACATTGGCAATGCTTTTCCGCATGATTATAGCGATGCATGGGATGATGAACGTGGTGTTATGATTCTTAACTGGGATGGCGATCACGACTATTATGCATGGGACGCGGCTCCTAAATATCGTGTCATTAAACTTAGCGAGCTACTAGATAATCCAGATTATCACTTAAAAGCTGAAAGCTATCTACGTGTCAATATCGATATTCCAATTAGCTATGAAGAAGCTAACTTTATACGCGAAACATTTGACTCACAATATCAGCCACGCGAACTTGCTTTGATCCCGCAAAGACAGGATGATTTTGCAATGGATGCTGATCTTAATATAAAATTTGAATCAGTCGATCAAATTGTCCATTCTCAATTAACCCAAGTTGACAGTAATTTTTATGATTCAAAACTGTTAATGCAAATTTACGAAAGATTATAATGAAATATTTGATATTAGGATCTGAAGGACAAATAGGAAAATATTTGTGTAAAACTTTAACTAACTGCGGTGATGAAGTTATTAACTTCGATATATCTATAGATGCTAATCAAGATTTAAGGATACCAAATAATAGATTGTTACACTCTGCAGTTAAAAGCTGTGATAAAATTTTTTTTTTAGCATTTGATTGCGGTGGAGCAAAATATTTAAAAGAAAATCAACACAAAAAGCAATTTATCGACAATAACATTCGTATAATGTTGAATACATTTGAATGCATTAGTAATTATAATAAACCATTTGTATTTGCTAGCAGCCAAATGTCAAATAATTTTGAATCGAGTTATGGTTCATTAAAATTAATTGGAGATCATTATACAAAATCTTTAAATGGTATAATTGCAAAATTTTGGAACGTGTACGGAAAAGAAGATTTTGGTGTCCATAGTCATGTAATTACCGACTTTGTAAAAGGTGCAAAAGAAAAACAACATATTCAAATGTTAACTACCGGTAAAGAAAAAAGACAATTTTTACATGCGACTGATTGTTCAGAAGCACTTAAAACACTAATCGATCGATACGATCAAACAGCAGGACTAGAATATCATATAACAAGTTTTGAATGGACTAGTATTCAGACACTTGCGATTTTAATTTCTTCAATTATTCCCTGTAAAATTACTAATTGTGATTTTTATGATGAATTACAAAGTAACTATTTGTTTGAACCAAAAAAAGATATATTGTCGTTTTGGAAACCTCGCATTTCTCTGTTAGATGGATTAAAGGAAATGTGTGAATGAAATTTTTATTAACTCAGTTTGCAGAAGGTTCAGGCGGAAGTTTTTTAATGTGTGTGCTTGCAGCTAGTAATTCTGTATGGCACTGGGACGAAAAAACACAAAACAATAAAACTGAAGATAAATCATTATCTTATATTAAATCTAAATTTCAAAAGGATTATACACTTTGGATAGCCAGGGATCCTAAACCGCAAAATGATTATAATTTACATTTTTTAAGTACCAAATACCCTCGCGGTGATGATTTAACTTTAGAAGAATTTAAATCGTTATGCAAATTAAATGGCAGCGATCATTTTATTAATGGAATAAACTCCAATCTTTATCAAATTTTACCTTGGCATAAAATAACAATACCAGGATTTTTTAATAATCCACTTGTTTGTACAATTATAATTGATAAATCTTCTTTACGGTGGTATCACCGTTCATTATGGAATAAAAAATTTGGTATAAAAGATAACTTAATACACATAAAAGCAGATGACCCAAGTTATAATCCTGAAAGAGAAAGATATTTTCAAATTTTTAATAATCCATATCTTGTAAATAAACCGTTTTTTAATTTCGTAAAAGAAAATATAATACTAAACAAACAAAAATTGTTATTCTTGAATCCTACTATTTCATCAAACAATTCATCAATATTTTTAAGCGAATTAATTGATGAAAAAAAATTTGTTCAAAAAGTACAAAAAATATGCAGAGAACTTAATCTAGAGTTATTATCAAAAAATTATTTAATTGAATGCCATAAATATTGGAAACAATGTCATGAGTGAAACTTTTTTACTTCCACAAACTAAAACAATTTTAGCGTCGCATTTTAATATTATTGATATAATAGATTTAAATCATTATACAAGATCTCCAAATTTACTGTTAGCAAGATTACAAAAAAACGTAAAAAAAATTTATCATTCTACAGATCGTTTTATTTTTCTACTAGAAGATCACGACTTTTACTTAGACGGAAAAGGTCCTGGTTTTATATTATACAACTTACAATTGTCGCTTGCTTATTTAAATATACCTAATTATTTCTGTTTGTTATTAACAGGACAACCTAATTACAACGATTACACTGAATATGTATGCAAACAATTAACTTGTGACACTATTCCAATTCGATCTATTAACACTATGTTATTTGAAAGTTTTGTTTCCCCAGCAAAAAAAAGAAACATAAATGAAGAATTAATTAAAAAATCGTTTTGCGTATTAAGCCGTGTAGAAAGGAGTCATAGGACATATTTTATGTCAAAACTTTTTGAAGAACATTTAGAAAATCAAGGGATTATTGGTTATAATAATCTTCAAATTAGTGTTGAAACTAAAAAAAATACTGGAGAAGAAGTAAATTATAATTTAGGGTTTTTAACTTGCCCAGATGCATTACCGCCAATGATATTATTTAAAGAGCATAATCGTAATGTGTTTGAGAAATTTAAAAAACAGTATAACAATTTTAAAAATTTTACTGAGGAAACTGACTTATTTTCACAAAGACAAAGCGCAGAGATTGACTCGCGTAATCCTATACAACGTGGGTTAGTGTATGTAGGATTAGAAACTTTTACTAATTTAGAGAAAATATTTATATCTAGAATAAGTTTTCGAGGTTTTGTTGAAAATCGACCTTTTGTTTTACTAGCTATTCCTGGATCGCTAAACTTTCTTAGAGAACAAGGATTCAAAACTTTTAATAATTTTTGGGATGAAGATTACGATTTAATTACAGATTTTGAAACTAGAGTTGATCATATCATTTCTATTTTAAAAGATATTTCAAATAAAAATTTATTAATGCTTATCGATAAAATGCGTCCTTTGATAGTACATAATCACAACTATTACCATAATGATTTCGCTCTGTCTGAACAAAAAAAATTATCCATTGCGTGCATCAATAACTTAAAAGGTTTATATTGACTGCTTGTTAAATTTTTTTTAAAGTTATATTATGTTTAAAATTAAATCACTTTCTGTTAAAAATTTTATGAGTGTTGGTAATGTTACTCAAAGTGTAAATTTTGATAGAAACGACTTAACACTTGTGTTGGGACAAAATATGGATCTTGGTGGAGATGATGCTGGTGCAAGAAATGGTACTGGTAAAACTACTATGATCAATGCGTTAAGTTACGGACTATATGGACTCGCATTAACTAATATCAAAAAGGATAACTTAGTCAACAAAACTAATAGCAAAGCTATGGTCGTTACTGTTGATTTTCAAATTAATAACAATTTATACCGAATTGAGCGTGGTCGTAAACCTACTTTTTTAAAATTTTATGCAAATGGAATTGCTCAAAAAGAAGATGCTCAAAATGAAGATGATTCGCAAGGCGATAGTCGAGAAACTCAGAAAGAAATTGAATTACTTTTAGGTATGAGTCATGACATGTTTAAGCATGTTTTAGCATTAAACACCTACACTGAACCATTTTTATCAATGCGTGCTAATGATCAAAGAGAGATCATTGAGCAATTGCTTGGTATTACACAACTTTCAGCAAAAGCAGAAAAGCTTAAAGAATTAGTTAAGAAAACTAAAGATTCTATAACAGAAGAAGAGTATCGCATTAAAGCTATTCAAGATGCTAATAAGAAAATACAAGAGCAGATTGAAAGTTTGGAGCGGCGTCAACGTCTTTGGGAAACAAAGCGCGAAGAAGATATCAATAATCTTGTACAAGCTTTAGAAGATCTAAAAGATATTGACATTGAAAAAGAAATTAAAAATCATAAGTTGCTTGCAGATTACCACACTAAAGTAAAACGTAAGCAAGAAGCAGATAAGTGGCTTAAGAGTTTACGCAACGATTATGCTAAAGAAGAAAAGATCTATGAAAAACTCAATAAAGAAATAGTAGATCTTCAAGATCACAAGTGTTTTGCTTGCGGTAGTAAACTGCACGATAGTAAACAAGAATCAATTCTTGAAGGTAAGTTAAAACAAAAAGATGACAGCGAAAAGCATATGCTTAAGCTACAGTCTCAAGCAGATGAATACGAAACTATACTAACAGAACTTGGTGATATTGGCAAAGCACCTAAAGTTTTTTATGATACAATTGAACAAGCTATGGAACATAGAAATAGTATAGATAAATTAAGTTCACAGCTGGAGCATAGGCTGGCAGAGCAGGATCCGTATATTGAGCAAATTGCTGATATGCGGATCTCTGCTGTTGAAGAAATTAGCTGGGATCATATTAATGAGCTAACTAAGTTTAAGGAGCATCAAGAATTCTTGTTTAAGCTGCTTACAAATAAGGATTCTTTCATTCGTAAGACTATTATTGATCAAAATCTTGCATACTTAAATGCACGGTTGCAATACTATTTGCAGCAAATTGGGTTACCACATAGCGTTAAATTTCAATCAGATTTGACTGTTTTAATCGAGGAACTGGGGCGGGAATTGGACTTTGACAATCTGTCAAGAGGTGAAAGAAATCGACTTATTTTAAGTTTAAGTTGGGCTTTTAGAGACGTTTGGGAAGGACTTTATCAACCTATTAACTTGTTGTTTATTGATGAAATGGTCGATAGTGGCATGGATACAAGCGGTGTAGAAGCTGCTATTGCTGTTCTAAAGAAAATGAGTCGAGAACGCAACAAAAGCATTTTCCTCGTAAGTCATAAAGATGAACTATCAAGTAGGGTAAACAATATTTTAACAGTTATTAAAGAAAACGGGTTTACTATGTATTCAAACGACATAGAAATAAAAGAAGTATGAGGATATTAGTTCTTGGTGCAAGCGGATTTATTGGAAATTATCTCGTAAATCATTTTCAAAAAAAAGGAAATTACGTATGTGGCGTTGATATCAATCAACCTAAATTCAATTTCTCTAATGTTGACGAATTTATCATAGGCGATTTGCGTGAAAAAGCATTTGTAAATTCTGTTGCTATTCGATCATGGGACTTAGTTTTTCATTTTGCTGCTGATATGGGTGGAGCAGGTTACGTTTTTACAAAAACACATGATGCTGATATCTTAAGCAGTAGTCTTCAAATTACCATTAATTTAATGGAAGCATTCAAGCACGGAAAACAAACATTAGTTTATGCTAGTAGTGCTTGCGTTTATCCTGAACATAATCAATTAGATATTAATAATTTAAAAATCAGCGAAGAAAGTGCCTATCCAGCAAGCCCTGATAGTAACTATGGTTGGGAAAAACTAACAGGTGAACGCTTGTGTCAAAGTTTTGCGAGCAACTATAATATGGATAATCGAATAATTCGTTTACATAATATCTATGGTCCTTTATGTTCATATAATAATGGTAAAGAAAAATCACCCGCTGCACTATGTAGGAAAGTTGTTGAAAGCAACGGAAAAATTGAAGTGTGGGGAGATGGTAACCAAATTAGGAGCTATTTGTATATCAACGATTTACTTAATGCAATTGATCTTTTATTACAGCACAACATCAAAATACCAATTAATGTTGGTAACGAGCACTACATAACTATAAATGACTTAGCTAAACTTATAATTAAGATTAGCAATAAAAATATTTCAATAGTTAATAAACCTGGACCAATTGGGGTTAATGCTAGAACTAGCGATAACACATTAATTAGAAAATTAACAGGGTGGGAACCACAAACATCTTTAGAAGATGGCATAAAACAGTTATACTATTGGATTGAAAACGAAATTAAAAAGGAGAAAAATAATGAATGAGACAAGTAAAGAACTACTAAAACAAGTTGATGTGTATATTGAAGAGAACACAAAGTTTGTTGAAAAAGGAATCAAAGCATCTGCAGGTCGTGCTCGCAAGGCACTAAACGAAATTCGTAAACTTGCTGCTACTCGTCGTAAAGAAATTACCGAAGAGAAAAATGCACTTTCTGCTAAGAAAGAATAACTAGGTTGCAACTGGTATGCTATTAACTAATCAAATATCTAAAAAAACATTATCAATGTTAGAAATGTGGTTAAGTAAACAACCATATTTTGAAAAACTAGCGCCTGATGGACAGATTTTTTACAAGTACAAACACTTAGATTATCATATTGCTAATAGCATACCTAACCAACTATTAAAACCTATAATTGATAGTATTTTACCAAATGCCAATGTACAAACATATAATTATGTAGAATCTTATATACCATTTGATTTGCATGTTGATACTATAAAAGAATCTATTAATAGAAATGAGTACGCATTTGATAATGCTTCATCTATTACATACAACAGTGCTGTATTAATTCCTTTAGATGAAGGAGAAAATTTAAGAACTGTGATATTTGATGTTAAGTGTGATGAATGGAAACCAGGTATGAGTGCAAATTACATCACTGATATTGATAATGGATTACGTGAAGATGATTTTTCACATGTAAATGAGTTAGATCGACCAAACATTAAGTACTTACCATTGCTTGAAGATAACCAATGGAAACGTGGTGACGTTATTACTTGGGACAGAAAATATCTACATTTGGCATGTAATTTTAGAAAACATGTTCCATTTAAAAGAGCATTAACTTTATTCTTTCATTAGCATGAATAACGGAAAATTATTTTCTTACTTGTACGGTGTAAGTAAGAATGCAAACTTTTTTGCAGCTAAAAACTCAGCTTTAAACTTGTATCAAGGATCTCGTAGTATACGTGATCCCGAAGTGTTGGATTGTTTGAACAGAATCTTTAATACCAACTACCATGACAATTGGCACATGCAAAAAACGTTTGTGAATGAATTTGCAAGTTGGCAAAAGTTAGATCTTTCAAAATACGATGTAGATTATAGTGCAGGTACTACGCAAAGTTTTGATAGCTTTTATTTTAGACACAGACACAAACGTTTTAGATGTTATGTTGGTGAATACTTCTATCATATCAAAGCATGGATATCAAACAATGTAAATTGGAGTTTTGTTAGTGACGATAATCCATTACAACAAGGTGATGCTTTAGTACTAAGTTATCCTTTCTGTGATAGTGGCAATTTTTATGAAATTAAATCAATACTTGAAGAATGTGATAGACTAAACATACCAGTACTAATTGATATGGCTTACTACAATTTAACTAGCGCGTTACCAATAGAGTTTGAAAACAAATGCATCGATACTGTTTGTTTTAGTTTAAGCAAAACATTTCCTGTTGCTAATTATAGAATTGGTGTGCGTTATACACAAAAGCATATACAGGATGGGCAAAAATTACATGATCAAATTAACTACAACAATTATGCAAGCTGTTATATAGGTTACAAACTTATATCTAAATTTTCAAAAGATTTTATTGCAAACAAGTATAGATCTAAACAAGTTGAAGTATGTAACTTATTTGATATTAACACAAGCAATAGCGTAATTTTTGCTATAGGCGATAGTGATTGGGATTGCTACAGTAGGAAAACACTATTAGATCAATATCAACTATCGTTTGATAGCAAGCTTTTTAAAAATAGAATTTGTCTTAATAGCGTTTATGAAAACTGGGATTTATTTATGGAGTTAAAGAATGAAGTTACAACTACATTTTAAAAACATTATTGATAACCCATGCTGTAAGATTATCGTAAACAATGTAGAGCTATACGCTGGTGTTGTACACCCAAGCTATTCGTTTGTATATGAAGACGAACACAATACCGTACATCTAAAGATCGTGCATTATGATAAGAAAAATTCAGAAACAATAGTTGATTCAAATGGTAAAATTATTAGAGACCGTAGTTTTGAAATAGAAAAAATAATTGTAGATGATTATGATTTTGAAAATTTAATTTGGAAAAGTTTTTTTCAATCAACTAATAATAACGTTTATGAAAGTTGTTTGTTTTTTGGACCTAATGGTTCATTTAATATAAATTTTTACTTACCAGTTTTGGAATGGATATTAGAAAACACTAACAACGATGAATCATGGCGCGAGGATTATGAATACTATAAACGTGCTATGAAAATTTTAGGGATACCGTGTGCTTAACGTTGATCTAATTAGAGAAATTTCATGGGTGCTTAGTGTAGCAAGTCAGCAAAATATGCTAGATGTATCTGGTGAATACATCTGGGCATATCCTAAGAACAAGTCGCTTGATGAATTAAAAGTGCGTAGTTGCACTATCTTTAGCAGTGGCAACGCTATAAAAGATGTTGAGGTTAACAGCTTTGTACAACAATCAAACATAGCTACTCATTTAAAAGATCCATGGATCGTAAAGAAATTTGAGGAACGATTCTTCAATTGGGTAAAAGAGAATCCAAATCATAAGATAAAAAATTTAGATCTTTTTAAGTATACAGCTTTCGCAGCAGGTTCACAGGAAACATTTTCTAACTTCTACTTAAGTAATCGAAACAAACGATTTAGAGTTTTCAAAGGTGAATATTGGTGGCATATGGATGTATGGTCAAGCTTAGGGTTAAGCTGGGCATACATTGAAGATGATGAAATTAGACCAAACGATACTGTAATTTGCAGTTATCCATTTGCATTGTTTGGTCGTAAGCATCCTCAGTTTGATTGGTTATTAGATGAAGTAAAAGCAAAAAATTGCAAGCTGTTACTGGACTTTATCTATCTACCTAACACATGCAATGAAGTTGAAGTAGACTTACAACATGAATGTATTGATGAAATTAGTTTTAGCTTTTCCAAAACGTTCCCAGTTCAATGCGCTAAGATAGCAGTTCGAATGTTAAAAAATAAACCCGTTGACATGATGCAAATAAGTAACGACGAAAACATATGCAATCGCTTAAGTGCAGGGCTAGGATTGGATATTATGAACAACTTCCCTATGAACTATATGTATGAAAAGTACAAAGACAAGCAGCAATTTTGGTGCAGTAAACTAGGATTAACTCCAAGCCCAGTAGTCCATTTTGGAACAGGAGATGATTATACTGCTTATGGAAAGCAACATTCTGCTCGTTGGTTCAGTGAATTCAATAATCAACAGGGAAGATACAATTTAGGTATGTTATATGAAAATGAAAATTTACTTTACAACCTAAACTATATATAGTATTACATTAAGGATAAGAGGTTGCCAAGTAAGGGAAAAGCTAAAGGAAACGGATGGGAAAGGGAAGTCGCAGATTTTCTTTTCGAGTTGTACGGGGAAAGCTTTGTACGTGTACCCAACTCAGGTGCATTTATTGGTGGCAAAAACAGTCATCGTAAAGGAAATTTGAGCGAACAACAAATCCGTGGCTTTAAAGGGGATATAATTCCAGGTCCCAGTTTTCCCCACTTGAACTTGGAAGCAAAGTTCTATAAGGACTTTGCTTTCCATCAAGTGCTTGCAGGAAGTTGCAAGCAACTTGATGATTGGATAAATCAAATTTTAACTACTTGTGACGAAACAGACATAAACATATTAGCGATGAAATTTAATCGCAAAGGCTCATTTATTGCATACGAAATAAAGCACATTCCAATCTTAAATTTAGGTCCAAACTACATACGATACTATAATCATAAACATACTCATGGCACTTGGATAATTCAAGAATTCAATAATTTTTGGCAGCTTAACGGCACACAAATCAAAAATCTCTCAGCTTAACAGCACACTCATTTAGGCTAAACATAGGCTATATAGCCCCATATCTACGTTCAACTTTGAAGGTTGGCGACACCCCGATATTGTCGCAATTGGGCACAGTAAGGCTAACTTTAGGCTAAATGATCGCGGCTCTGTGAAAAAGATACAACCGCAACTAATACACACGTTCGCTGGTTAGGGCGTGGTGAAGTTCCGTCGCAGAAAGCTGGAGTAGGGGGTACCGGGCGACCGCCTCCGCTACATGTAAATGTAAATCTCCTTTAACAATCACAACAGTATGATGGAGTACTCAGATGAAGACTTCTATACTTTTCCTGGAAACAGGAAAAGTATGACATCATATCTAGATGAATACTTTAAGTCGCTTAAGCGGTTTGCTCGTATGCAAGTAAAGTTAACACTGTGTTATTAAATTGAAGAGAAGAAAATGTTCGAGTGTGAACGTAAGTGAACACGAAGAACAGATGTACGTAGTACATCTCAAAAGAATAGATAAGAATCAAAAAGAATATATTAGGATAGTTACGACTTAAAAGAATGGAAGACCTGACTTTTTAGTTGTTTCCATATTATCTTTTATAATTTTTCCTATTATCTCTCTTTCTTGATAATCAAGTAAAAATGCATCGTCGTAAGATAATCCTCCCCTCATATACCAACATATCCTCAATAACTCTTCTTTGAGTGATAACGATTCTTTATCCAGATTATCGAGATATTTCACTACCCCATCGTTATCTAATGTTAATAACCTGGAGCGAAAAAATTTGCAGGATCAAAATCAATAGAGGTATCATATGTTTTTGAACAACTTTCGCATTGTGCAGTAAGTTTTGGTAACTTATAATTTGATACGTATTCATTTATCATATTTTTAACTTTATCAAACATTTCTTTATCTGCTTGCGTGATAAATTCTGTAATTTCAAAATGATCTGTAACTTTTTCGTAATCTGAAGTAATAATTGCTGCTATACTATGAGCTAACCGATTGTTTACGTTTTTAGCAATTTTCCTCATCGTATTTCCTATTATTTCTGAACGTTGTTCGGTTGTAATATTAGGTTGACCTAACTGTTGAAGCATTCTGTTTTCTTCATAACTATCAATATTAAAAGAGTTAATTTCTTTAAAGTTAAGTGGTTTTAATTCAAAAGTTAAATCGTTAATAGTTGACATTTTTTCCCAATTTGGTTGTTGAATATTTTCCATTATCCAACGACAATCAACTTCGTTATCATTAATAGAATTACAGTGAGGGCATTTACTTTCTAATTTTAAGTTAGGGCCATATGTTGCTATTCGTATTGCTAATAAAATATAATCTAAATCTGGTCTTGGTATATCCCAAGCATTCCTAATGTTTGGACAACAACTTTGAATCATATCAACTGTTGCAGATCCATTCATCAATGCATCGGCATTTTTTAAAAGTAAGTCATCTTTCCCAGTCATGCTTAACACTGGCATTTCTTTATTTTCTGGTAAATTTATCGATCCTGCTGGCCACCATTTACCATTGCTAGGCAATTGAATGAATAATTTTGGTTGTCTAAAGTGCTTTGATAATGCTGACATTTTGATTCCTTGTCTTTTTGGCTATAAATATTTGCGTATATCTATATTTATGTGAGCATATAATGACAGTTAAAGGTACATTTGGTAAAGAAGATATTGAGTTATATAACGCCGCAGAAGAAGATACCCTGCGTAGATTATTATATGTTACAGAACTTAATAGTAAAGCAGATAAAAAAACTCTAGATGCGATTGGAAAAGGAATATCATCATCAAATGATGGTCTTGAAGATTTAGATCGTGCAAGCAGTAGATCATCTGATGGTTTAGAAGAACTTGCATCAAGCACAAAAAATTCAAATAAAGCATTTGGGGATTTTAGTCGTGATTTTAAATGGCATTCAAAATTATTAATTGATGGGTTTAAAAATGCTGATCCACAACAAATACTTGAAAGTTCAATCGAAGTAATACAAGATGGCCTAAAAGGCATAGCAGCATTATCTCCAGCATTAGCTGTTCCTGCTGGTGCAGCAGGGTTAGCATTAGAAGGTTTATCGTTAGTTGGTGGTGCTGCAATTGGTGCGTTAGAGGGATTTAGTCAACGCACAAAAGAACTTGCTCAATCTGGTGTTATTCTTGGTGAAGGTGTAGCTACATTTAGTAATCAAGTTCTTGATTCAGGTATTACCCTTGGTCAATATACAAAATTTGTAACTGAAAATGCTGATTCATTACGTTTAATTGGTGGTTCTGCGAAAGAAGGTAGTAAACAAATTTTAGGATTAAGAAAACAAGTAATTGGTACAGAAGAACAGTTTAATAGACTAGGATTTGCAACTGAAGAAATACCTAATATTTTATCAGATTTTGCAGAATCAATAACATACACTGGTGGTACATTAGACAATATGTCATCTCAAGAAGTTCAACAAAGAACTGCTGACTATGCTAAAAATTTAAGGATTATTGCTGATATTACTGGCAAAGATGCAAAATCTAGAAAAGAAGCTTCACGTGCTGCCGCAGCAGAAGCACTAAATCAAAGTTACCTACTAAAATTACAAAATAGTGGAGTAGAAGGTGCTTTTACTGCATTTGGTAATATAAGTGCTATTGTAGGGGATACTTTAGGACCACAAGCAGCAAAGTTATGGTCTCAATATAATACTGATATTGGTGTTGCATTAGACGGACAAACTGCACTTTGGGAGCAAGCTAACCCCGAAGTAGCTGCTGTGTTGCGTGACTATAAAGAAAAACTAGCAGCAAATCAAATTACAGCAGAACAAGCAGAAAAAGGAATACTAGCTGCCTTAACAAGTATTCCAGATGAAGCATTAAAAGCAGCAGCGTTAAGAACTGCTGAACTTGGAAGTGCTAGTGCGATGGGAGCCAAAGGGCTTGAAGCGTTCGAAGAGGTAAACAAACAAATAATTGGAACCGGTCAATTAATAAAACTTAATTTAAAAGAATTAGAAAATAATATGACCGCAGCCAAAACTACAAGAGATCAAATTACACAAGGTATTGTTAATTTAGAAGCAACAAAACAACAATTAGAAATATTACAATCAAAAACTGCTATATCTATCGCCACACTTGCTGGTCCAATGATGTCTGAAGCATTAGAAAAACTAGTTGGTAGTGTAAATTACGCTGCAGATATGATTAGAATACAAACTTTACCTGAAAGAGAACAACAAATATCCTCAACTCTTTCTAAACTTGAAAATGCTCCAGAATCAGTTACAGGTGAAGAATTAGATGATATGATAATGGCAATGCAAAGAGAGTATAGATATAGAATAGAACAAGAAGGCGGAGTTGAAGGATGGGCGCTTTGGTTAACTAAACCAATTCAATTATTGGCAGATAATATAGAAGATGCAATAGGAGCAGGTAGGGATAATTATACTAATCAACAACTTATAGAATTAACAAAACAGCAATTAGATTTTGTTAAAGACCAAAAATCTGATAAACTGTTACCATCAGATAAAGAAAGATATTTGCAAGAAAACCCAGATATTTCGTCAAGAGCTCGTCCAGTAGAACCTCGTTCAGTTCAATCTGAATCTCCAGTAGAAAGCGAATATCAATTTAATTCAAATCAATATATGCCACACGCAAGAGGCGGTATTATTGATAAACCTCGTAAAGTTTTAGTTGGTGAAGCAGGACCAGAATTAATTTTACCAGCAGAAAGAGGATCAAATGGTAAACTTGGTCTTGAAGTATCAGGTGCAATGTTAGATAACAGTAGACTATTACAATCCTTAGTCAAAGTAAATGAAGATCAAGCAGCAATGATTGCAGGTCTAAATTCACAAATGGCAAATATGAACAACAATTTTGAGAAACTTGTATACGAGCAACGTCAAGCAAATAGGCTTGCTGTTTAAAATAAATAGTACATCGAGGAACAGCAATGGCTTATAAAAAGCATTTTAGAACACCAAATACAGATGGAAGATTTAGTCCGTTAGGCGGAGGCAGTAACAATGCTGGTGTAATGCCAGAATTTGGTTACAAGAATTATGGTAGCACACTACCAGACGTTTATACTGGACATCCAAATAGAATTGAACGTTATACACAGTATGAAAATATGGATACTGATCCAGAAATTAATGCTGCATTAGACATTATTGCAGACTTTTGTACACAAACTACAGAAGATACTAAAACTGCTTTTACAGTTGATTACAAAGATAAACCAACTAAAACAGAAAACGATATTATTACTGAGCAACTTAAAGCTTGGTATAACTTAAACGAAATGGAAAAGCGTATTACTAAAATGATACGCAACGTATTAAAGTATGGTGATCAAGTATTCATCCGTGATCCAGAAACATTCCAACTTTATTGGATTGATATGGCTAAACTTACTAAGATCGTAGTAAATGAAAGTGATGGCAAAGAACCTGAGATGTATTTTATTAAAGATCTCAGTCCTAACTTTATGAATCTAACTGCTACAACTAATACAGCAAACGATGTGTATATTAGATCACCACAAACTGGTGGACCAACTGGTAGTTACACACTTCCAAATCAACCATACTCAGGTGGTACACGTTTTGCTAACGCACAAAACGAACGTGCGATTGATGCAAAGCATATACTACACTTAAGTTTAACAAGCGGATTAGATCCTAACTGGCCATTTGGTATTAGTATTTTAGAAAATATCTTTAAGGTTTACAAACAAAAAGAATTACTAGAGGATGCTATCCTCATTTATCGTGTACAACGTGCGCCAGAACGACGTGTATTCTATATTGACACTGGTAACATGCCAAGTCACTTAGCTATGCAGTTTGTTGAGCGTGTTAAAAATGAAATCCATCAACGTAGAATTCCAACACTTACTGGTGGTGGACAAAACATTATGGATGCAACATACAATCCACTAAGCATCAATGAAGATTACTTCTTCCCGCAAACTGCGGAAGGTCGTGGTTCCAAAGTTGAAACACTGCCAGGTGGTGAAAACTTAGGACAAATTGATGACTTACGTTATTTTAATAATAAGCTGCTTAGAGGTCTTAGGATACCTAGTAGCTACCTTCCTACTGGTCCCGATGATGGTACTATGGCCTACACAGACGGCAAAGTTACTACGGCGCTTATTCAAGAAAATAGATTCAACAATTACTGCAAAGGATTGCAAACACTCATCGCTGGAAACTTAGACAGAGAGTTTAAGTTATTTTTACAGTGGCGTGGGTTTAACGTAGACAACAGTTTGTTTGAATTGAAGTTAAGTGAACCTCTCAACTTTGCTGCTTATCGTAGTATTGATCTTGATGCAAGTCGTATTGGCAACTTTGGTCAACTTGCTGAAGTGCCTTATCTAAGTAAGCGTTTTGTACTTAAAAAGTACTTAGGACTTACTGAGATTGAGATGAAAGAAAACGAAAAGCTTTGGAAAGAAGAAGCTGGAGCAGACAAAGCACCTAACGCTGAAGGTACTGATTTGCGTAACGTTGGTATTACTCCAGGCGATATTAGCACTGATATCGAAGGTATTGAAGGTTTTGAAACACCAGAAGGTGGCGAAGAAGGATTACCTGGAGCAGAAGGTGGATTACCTGGAACTGAACCAATGATGGGTGCTCCTGCTGCTGGTGTTCCTGGTGCTACTCCTGCTGGTGCCGGTGGGCTTCCTGGAACAGTTTAATTAAATAGTATTGGAGATTACAATGATTTTAACCGAGCTTTTTGATAAACCAGTACCAGAGTTTCAAGATCAATCACGTGATAACTCAACACTAAAGTATGAGGATAGTCGTAAAACTCGTTTAACTTTAGGTCAAATAAATCGCTTGCGTAAGATGAATGACATGCGTGCTTTAGAGCATGAACAAGAGATGGCATTTGTTCGTAAGATGTATGCGCCGCCAACTCCATCACCTGAAATGGGTGGATTGTAATAGCTGTTTATGATATTTTTAGTATTATAAGTAGCACGAATCACAAAATTAATCAAAATCTACGCATTTCAGGGTAGATTTCTTCTTATCCATTAAATACTTTTAGATCCAATGGATAGAGGAGTATATTTGCCATGGCTAAAACTCAATTTGAAGCTCTTATAGAGCACATTATTAATGATGAAGAAGAAGCAGCTCGTGAGTTGCTCCATGATATCGTAGTTCAGACCAGCCGTAAGATTTATAACGAAATGGCTGAAGAAGAAGAGCACGAAGACGAAGAAGAAAAAGTTGACGAAGCTTCATTTGATGAAGCTGGTGGCGACATGTCAGACGATATGATTGATGACGTTGAAGCTGACGAAGAAGGCATGGACATGGATATGGACGATGCTGGAGATGAACTTGGTGACGAAATGGGCATGGGCGACGAAGAAGGCGACATGGACATGGGCGATGAAGAAGGCGGTGAAGAACTTGAAGATCGCGTAGTTGATCTTGAAGCAGCACTTGACGAATTAAAGGCTGAATTTGACCAGTTAATGAGCCAAGAAGGTGATGACATGGATATGGGCGACGACGATATGGATATGGACATGGGCGGCGACGACGAGATGAACATGCCAAAAGAAGGCATGGTTCGTGAATACGTTGAAAAAGTAAAGCACCCAGCTAACAACGAAGGTCAAACTGTTGGTACAGGTTCAAGCGATAAGCCAAGCGTAAACAGCAAGAGCATTATTGACAACATGAAGAACGACATGGGCGGCAGTGTAAAGAACTTAGTACAGGGTGGTGCAGAATCTGCTCCAGATGGTACTAGTGCTTATAAGAAGCCAAGCAACATGTATGCTAAGGGAATGACAGACGAGCCACTTGGTAAGCGTAATGTTAATCAAGTAGGTGGAAACAAAGGCGCAAGCGACTTCTACGGTACAAAAGCTAAAGGCGTAAAGACCAAGGAAGAAGGCGGCGTTAACGATAAGAGCCCACTAGCTAAAGGTTAATAGGTAAAGTGATGAAACCACTATTGATAGAAAATCTCAGTTACGATCAAGCAAAGATGGTAACTGAGTCCAGTGAAGATGGAAAAAACCTTTATATGAAGGGCATCTTCATTGAAGGTGGTCTCAAAAATCAAAATCAGCGCGTTTATCCTGTAAGCGAGATTAGCCGCGCTGTTCATACAATTAAAGAACAACTTAAGTCAGGTTACAGTGTGTTGGGTGAGGTAGATCACCCAACAAACCTCCGCATTAACTTAGATCGTGTTTCACACATGATTGAAGATATGTGGATGGATGGTTCTAAGGGTTGTGGTAAACTTAAGATTTTACCAACACCGATGGGTAACTTAGTTTCAGCAATGCTGCAAGCTGGCGTTAAACTTGGTGTAAGCAGTCGCGGAAGCGGCAACGTAAATGAAAGTAGCGGCACTGTAAGTGAATTTGAAATAGTCACTGTTGACATTGTTGCTCAACCGTCTGCTCCAAATGCATACCCAACAGCGGTTTATGAATCGTTAATGAATATGTACGGCGGCCAACGTATTTTACAAATGGCTGGCGAAATGGAAACAGATCCAAGTGTGCGTAAGCACGTAACAGAGGCAGTAAAACGCCTCATCAATGAACTGAAAATATAATCAGGAGAATAAGATGCTCGATGCTATCAAAGGCTTGTTCGATAGCGGCATACTGAACGAAGAGTCTAAGAATCAAATCGAAGAAGCTTGGAATTCCAAGCTAAATGAGGCTCGCGAACAGATTGCTGGTGAACTACGTAGTGAGTTTGCCAACCGTTATGAACACGATAAGGCTGTGATGGTCGAAGCTCTTGATAAAATGGTTACAGAAACTCTCTCAGGCGAAGTTACAAAACTTCAAGAGGAGAGGGCCCAGTTGGTCGCAGACAGAGCCAAGTTCGTCATGGAAATGAAGGATAAGGCCAACAGATTTGATGCTTTCTTAGGTGAAAACTTAAAGAAGGAAATATCAGAATTTGTTGAGGACCGCAAAAAGTTACAGGAAGGACTAGCCAAACTCGAGAAGTTTGTTGTTAGAGCTCTTGCTGAAGAACTTACAGAATTTGCGGAGGACAAGAAAGACCTCATTAACACTAAAGTTAAGCTGGTAGCTGAAGCAAAAGAGAAGCTTGAAGGATTGCAAAAGCAGTTCGTCAGTCGCGCTTCTAAGATGGTTCAGGAAGCTGTTACCACAACAGTAAGAGCCGAAATGACTCAACTCAAGGAAGACATTAAGATTGCTCGCGAGAACAATTTTGGTCGTCGTCTATTCGAGGCATTTGCTACTGAATTCTCAGCAACACATCTCAATGAACATGCTGAAATTCGCAAGCTCAAGAACTACGTTGACACATTGTCAAACAAACTTGAGGAAGCAACTAAGGTAGTTGAAAATACAACTGCATTAGCAGAGTCTAAGGACCGTGAAATTGCAATTATCAAAGATTCAATATCAAGAAAAACTAAACTCGATGAAATGTTAAAGCCATTAGCTGCTGACAAAGCAACTGTAATGGCAAGCTTGTTGGAATCAGTTTCAACAGATAAAATGGATAGTGCTTTTCAAAAGTATCTTCCAGCTGTTATGAATGGAACAAGTATTAAAGCTGATCGTAAGATCGTCAATGAATCTGTAAAAGAAGTTACAGGTGATCGTAATGCCAAATCAGAAGACATCAGCGTAGTAGACCTAGCTGAAATGAGACGTTTGGCAGGACTAAAGTAATTAAGGAAAAACAATGACTCAGAACCTAATTGAGAGCCGTTGGAACGAGACTAAGGAAGCCTTACTTGAAGGTCTTGCTGGTAATCGTCGCAGCTCTATGGCAGCAGTTCTCGAGAATACTAAGAAGTATCTCGCAGAAAGTGCTTCCGCTGGCGTAACTGCCGCAGGCAATATCGCTACTCTAAACCGCGTGATTCTTCCAGTAATCCGCCGTGTTATGCCAACTGTTATCGCTAACGAAATCGTTGGTGTACAGCCAATGACAGGACCAGTTGGTCAGATTCACACTCTACGTGTTCGCTATGCAGAAAACTTTACAAGCTCTGCAAGCAGCCCACTAGGCACAGACACAGTAGCTGGTGATGAAGCACTCAGCCCATTCAAGATCGCTCAGGGCTACTCAGGAACACCATCAGGCGTAAACAGCACTGATGACAAGGCTGGTTCAACTAGCTCAATGGAAGGCGTTCCAGGTCGTAAGCTTTCTGTACAGATCCTCAAGCAGGCTGTAGAAGCTAAGACTCGTAAGCTCAGCGCAAGCTGGACTTTTGAAGCTGCACAGGATGCACAGGCAATGCACGGTCTTGACATTGAAGCAGAAATTATGGCTGCTCTTGCTCAGGAAATCACTGCTGAAATTGACCAGGAAATCCTATACAGCCTACGCGCTCTTGCTGCAACTGAAGAAAACTTCAACCAAGCAAGCGTAAGTGGTACTGCTACATTCGTTGGTGACGAGCACGCTGCTCTTGCAGTTCTTGTTAACCGCGTAGCTAACAAGATTGCTAGCCGCACACGTCGTGGTGCTGGTAACTGGGCAGTTGTAAGTCCACAGGCTCTTACAATCCTCCAGAGCGCAACAACTAGTGCTTTCGCACGTACTACAGAAGGTACATTTGAAGCCCCAACTAACACTAAGTTCGTTGGTACACTAAACGGTGCAATGCGCGTATACGTTGACAGCTATGCTGCTGACGATACAGCAGTACTTGTTGGTTACAAGGGTTCAAGCGAAGCTGACGCAGCAGCATTCTACTGCCCATACATTCCTCTAATGAGTTCAGGTGTTGTTCTTAATCCATCAACATTCGAACCAGTAGTTGGATTTATGACACGTTATGCATACACTGAACTCACTAACACTGCAAGCAGCCTCGGCAACGCTGGCGACTACTTGGGTGAAGTAAGCATCAGCAACGTAACATTCTCATAATAATTGAGAAAGTATACTCCAAGAGAGGGGCAGGTAACTGCCCCTTTTTTCGTAAATAAAATATGAATCATAGTTTACTAGTTGTAACGTTTTACAACGATCTTCCAAATTTTAGGATGTTTTTAGTTACACTACAAAAATTTTGGAAAAGCAATAAGAAGATTACTATAGTTTACGGTCTTAAAACACAATCAACACAAATTGATCAAAATCAAATTTTACCTTTTATAGAAGACGCAGTAAACACATTCTTATATGATTGGGAATACACTATTGTTCAAGGATTAACTACAACGTTAAATGGTTGGTTAGAACAACAAGTTAACAAGATACATTATTCGTGTTCGCAAGAAACATACACAATAGTATTTGATTGCAAAAATTTTTTATTTCAAAATTTGTATTTTGAAAGTTACTTTAAAGATAATAAAGTGATAGTTACTCCAATAATTGATAGTTCACTTTCAATGTTTGATGATACAAAAAAATATTATCCAAATATAGATTTACCTTTTATCCCAGAACCCCTTACTCCTTGGATTTGGAAAAATGAATTAGTTCAAAAAATGAAAACATATTTGATAGAAAAAACAAACAATTGGGAAAACTTTAATGGAAGCGAGTTTTTAAGTTACTACCTCTACATCATTGCTTTTGAAAAACGCAACGATTTTTATTTGGTTAACAAACGTTATGATGGCGTAACATATCATCATAGATTAAGAAATATTTCAGAGATAGAATTGAGAGCAGAAGCTTTAAAAAAAGTAGGAATTATAGATTTAGAAATTAGTATTTGGGAAAAAACTGTTGTACCGTATGCTATGTTTGCAAAAACATAATAAATAATACACCACATTGTGGTTCTCGGTTTAGCCGCCGGGTGGACCTAGAACGTCCCAAACAGGAGAAATAAAATGGCAAAATTTAAAATAGCACACATAGCAGCAGACGTTGGTACATATGGTATTAGCACTGGTTTAACAGGTGGTCTAACTTCATTAACTGGTAGTCAAATTCAACCACGTGTAAAGATTGGTTCTGGAAGCGAAGCAACTGGTAGCATTCTTGCTGCTAAGGGTTCACGTAAGTTTGCTGTAACAGATGGTGCAAGCATTAACGATGAAAGCTTAGTAGTTGGTAATCGTTACATTATTCTAACTGTAGGTAATACAGATTGGAAAACAGTAGCAGGTGTTGACAATGCCGCAGTTGGTCTTATCTTTACTTGTTTAGCAGCAGGTGCTGGTACAGGAACAGCAGCCGCAGTAGGTACATGTGAATTAGTTGATAAAGCAAATGGTGCATTAGCTGCTAATGAAATGACAATTACTTGCACACTTCCAAGTTCTTCAACATTCCGTGCAAAGCGCATCAATAATAAGTTTGTATGGGACTTTAGCGATAACAAGTATCTTGTTGGTTCAACAGCTACTACAGCGACAGATCCAGATACAGTTGCCGTAGCAAGAGCTTAATTTTAATTTTAATAAAAATGGAACCGCGTGTTATAATGGCACGCGGTTTTTATTATGCCCAGTGTTAAAGCATTTGTTTTAGGTAACGGACGTTCAAGGTTACAGTTAGATTTACATAAGTTAAAACCTTATGGTAAAATTTATGGCTGTAATGCAATCTATAGAGATTTTACACCAGATGTTTTAGTAGCAACAGATGCACCAATGGCTTCTGAAATAGAAAAAGCAGAGTATGCTTCACAATATGAATTTTGGACTCGTAACCCAACTCCCAACAACTATGCAAGAAAAATTGATATTAATTACGGTTTTTCAAGTGGGCCAATAGCAGCGTCTTTAGCTGCAAGAAATGAACATAGGCCAATTTATTTGTTAGGATTTGATTTAATTGGCAATGGCGGAAAAATTAATAATGTTTATGCTGGTACTGAAAATTATAGAAAAGAAGGTGAAAAAGAAACTTATTGGGGTAATTGGTTAAATCAACTAACAACTATAATGAAAAATCAATTTCCTAAAAGCAAGTTTATTAGAGTGATTGATAAAGGTGGATTTAGTCCTACAGAATGGATTAATTTACAAAATTATAGCGAGCAGAGTTATGAAGAATTTTTACACAGTATAAATAATAAGTCATGGCAGAAACAAAACGTGTAAGTGATCAATATAAAATTTCAGCACCATCAATTGTGCTTGATGGTAATTTAACTGTTACGGGTTCAACAACAAGCGTTGAAACAATAAATTCAACAGTTAAAGATAACATCATTGTATTAAACGATGGAGAAGTTGGCGCCGGCATTACTGCTGGTACTGCTGGTATAGAAATTGAAAGAGGTTCGTTAGATAACACAACTGTTACATATAACGAAAGCAGTGATGTTTGGGAATTTAAAATTTCTTCTTCATATGCTATAGTTCGTGGTGCTACTCCTGTAAATACTAATGATTTTACAACTAAAGATTACGTAGATACTAAGGTTGCTCTAATTGATCCAGCAGGAGTTCTTTATTCTGTTCAGTTTAACGATGATCCAAACGGATTTGGTGGCGATGCAAACTTTTTATATGATGGTACTACAGTAACTATTCAAGATATAGAAATTACAACAGGCAGTATTCAAAGTACTACAACTAATGGTGATTTAGAGATTGCCGCTAATGGCAGCGGTACACTTTATCTACGTAGTGTTTTAAAATTAGAAGATGAAATTAGTGATCCATCCTCAACTGTTGGTGCTAATAAAGTTTATTCAAAAACACCAGGCAATGCAGGTTCTGGTTTATACTTTGTTAATACAACTGCAAGCGATGAGTTGGTTAGCAAATCAAAAGCAATACTATTTGGATTAATATTCTAAGGAATTTATAATGGCATTAAATCGAGCAACATTAACAGGAAGTGCTAGCGCAGTTTACACAAGCTCAGGTAATACCGCAGTTACTACAATGTATTTGTGTAACTATAGTGGTAGTGATAGAACTGTTTCAATTTATCTTGTACCCAGTGCAGGATCTGCAAGCGATAGCAACATAATTTACAAAGATGTGAGCATTGCAGCAGGTGATACTTATATTATTGATACTGAACGCTTAGTTTTAGCTAACGGTGACATGGTACAAGCATTAGCAAGTTCAACATCAAGCGTAACGATGACCGTTAGTTACGTAGGAGTATAACGTGGGAAGAAGCGTAAAATATCCTAAAATTGCTAGAACATATAAACCAACTGGTGTAGTAATGCCAACTGGTACAACAGCACAACGCCCAAGTTCTGCAATTAATGGTACTTTTAGATATAACACAGATACTAGCAAGTTTGAGTTGTATCAAAATGGTTCTTGGATAAACCCAACTAGTCGCGGCAAAGTTACTGTAACTAAAGATACTTTTACAGGTGATGGCAGTACACTTGCTTATACAATGAGTCAAACACCAAACGATGCTAATGGTATACAAGTATTTTTAGGTAATGTACACCAAAACCCAGGTGTAGCTTATACTATCAGCACAAGCACATTACAATTTAGTACACCCCCAAATTTAGGTCAAACAATAGAAGTTTATCACGGGTTTGATAGTACCGACCGCTAAATAATATATCAAACCGGGGCTCACCCACGATGTATTGGGTGAATTGTTGGAGGTCGCGACATGACTATTGGCCGCATAGGTGGACCTATGCTTAAAGAGAACTTAATTAGACAAGGTGTTGACCTCAGCGTTGAAACAAACTTACTTTATTTTGATGTAAACAATATGCGACTTGGTGTTAATACAGCAACACCAAATGTAGCAATGGACATCAATGGCGTAACACGGTTTAGTTCTAATCTTCAAATTAACGGCAGCAATATTGCTACATATGCAGGTAATGGGAATATTACATTAACCCCAAATGGTACTGGTTTAGTTAGAATTGCTTATCTAACTGCAAATAGAATACCTTATGCTACTACTAATGGAGCAATTACCGATAGTGCAAATCTCACATTTGACGGCACAACTTTATTAGCAGCAAATGTTGGATTTGGTAATATCAATCTTACCGGGAACACAATTAGTTCTTCAAACACAAATGGTAACATTGTAATTGATCCAAATGGTACTGGTAATATAATAATCGACACAGCTACCGCAAATCAAATTTTTTATTCTGGTGTAAACAAAGAGTTAATTACAAATTCTAATTTAACGTTCGATGGTTCAAATTTAGTTTTATCTGGCAATGCTAATATCACAACATTAAACGTATCCACGATTAGTTCTTTAACAACAAACGGTAATATTAATTTAGATCCTAATGGCACAGGTAACGTATTGTTAGATACTGCAACAGCAGATAGAGTAATTTTTACAGGTGCAAATAAAGAATTATTAACAGATAGTGATTTACAATTTAATGGTACCACATTACAAATTGGAAATATAACAGCTAGCGGTAGCGTAATAAGCACAACATCTGGCAATTTAAATCTTTCTCCAAGCGGCAATAATAGAGTTGTTTTTGATATTACAAGCGCAATTAGGGTACCAGTTGGTGATACTAGTGAAAGACCAGCAGCAGTAATAGGTGATATAAGATTTAATACAGAATTAGAAACTCTAGAATTTTATACTGGGTATGATTGGAGTGCAGTTCAAGCTGAAATAGTTTATTTGTTATCAGATACTTTTAATGGTGATGGCAGCACTGCTATCTTTGCATTAAGTCAAACAACGTCAAGCGATGGTGCATTTGTTACATTAAACGGTGTAGTTCAATCTCCAGGTGTTGCATATGGTATTAGTGGAACAACATTAACTTTTTCAGAAGCACCTGCTATTGGAGATAAAATTGATATTCGATACTTAACATTATCTAATGAAGTTGCATTAAAAGAAATTAAAGAAGGTAATACTAGAGTAGTAGTTAATGATTTAAATGAATTAGCAAATGTAATCATTAACGGAAATTTACAAATTCAAGTTAGCGAGTCTACAACTAAAATTAATAATAGTTTTGCAACAACAGCTCCTGTTACTAAAACAAACGATTTTAGTTTAGCAGATGGAGAAAATTTTATAATTGTAAACAAAATTGGGTCTACCTGCACAGTTACTATGCCAAACGCAGCATCTTATCCTGGCAGACAAGTTACTTTTAAAACATTTCAATCACAATTTTTAGTAAGCGCAAGTTCAAATATTTGTCCAATAGATAGTGCAACACCTGGCACAGCAATATTAACGAATACATCTGGTAAATGGGCAACACTTGTTAGTGATGGTACAAATTGGATAATTATGGCTGCTAATTAAAAGCATACATTATTTTAAAAAACCCTTGTTTATACGCAAATAGCTTATTTTTTAATATTTTACTAAATATTCCTAGCAATCTAGGAAATATTAAATGGCTGTTACCCGTATTAAGAATAATCAAATTACAGATTCTACAGTAATAGCAAGTGCTAAACTTGTTAATCGTAGTGTTACTGGTGGATTGCTTTCTGATCCATTAAATTATTCAGGCGACTTTACAATTTTGGGTAACTTAACAGTTAACGGTACAACTACTACAGTTGATACAACTAACACATTAGTAGCAGATCCTGTTATCGTTCTTTCAAGAGGTGAAACTGGATCACCAAGCAATGATGCTGGTATTTTAATTGAACGTGGAACAAGCGATAACGCTGCTTGGTTGTGGGATGAAACAAATGATCGTTGGATGGCTATTACGACAACAGCAGACGGTCAAACAGGCGGAACAATTACTGTAGCAGCATATGCAAATATCAAAGCAAATGATTTAGAAATTACTTCTATATCAATAGGCAATATTGACATAAGCGGCAACACAATTAGTTCAACTGACTCAAATGGTAATATCAATCTAACTCCAAATGGAAGTGGTGAGGTTGTAGCAGCAACATTAGCAGTAACTGATTTAACAACTAACCGTGTTGTTTATGTTGGGTCAAATGATTCACTAACAGATGATGCAAATCTTACTTTTAATGGAACTACATTATTAGTAACAGGTACATCAAATGTAAGTGGTCAATTTAACGTTGATAACATTCGAATTGATGGCGCTGTTATAAGCACAATATCTAATAACGATAATATTAGTTTAACACCAAATGGTACTGGTACTGTAGTTGCCGCTACTCTTGCTGTAACAGATTTAACAGAAAATAGAATTGTTTACGTAAATGGTGCAGATAAATTAATTGATAATGCCAACTTAACATTTAACGGTACTACATTAGGTGTTACTGGAACAGCAAACGTAACTGGACAATTAAATGTTGATAATTTAAGAGTAGACGGTAATACATTAAGTTCAACTAATGGAGACGGCAATATTAGTTTAACTCCAGATGGATTAGGCAATGTTATTATTAGTACATCAACAGCAAGCAGAATTTTTTATTCTGGTGCAAACAAAGAATTACTTACTACAGCAAACTTAACATTTGATGGTACTAATATGGTACTTGCTGGTAATTTAGGTGTTAATGGTGGTGACATAACAACTACAGCATTAACAGCATCATTGTTCAATGCAAATGCTACTACACTTAATATTGGTGGTGCCGCAACAGTAGTGAACATTGCTAGTACAACTGGTACAACAATTATTAAAAATGATTTACAAATTGATGGTAATGACATAAAATCAAGCACTGGTAACGTTGCGATCACGCTAAACAACACAGACGTAACTATTGTAGGTAACTTAACAATACAAGGTGTAACAACTACCGTTGGTTCACAAGATTTAACAGTCGAAGATTCAATCATCAATCTACATACTGCACCAAACTTATCTCCTTGGACTGTTGATGACGGTCGCGACATTGGTATTAAGTTCCATTACTATAAAACCGAAGATAGTCACGCTTTCGTTGGATGGGCTAACGATACTGGTTACCTAGAATACTATAGCGATGCAACTGAAAGTGTTGGTGGCACTATAACTGGTACCTACGGAACAATCAAAGCAAACATCTTCTTCTCAAACGTAGCAACAGGTACTGCACCGTTTACAGTAAATTCTACTACAGAAGTTGCTAACTTAAATGTTCAGTTTGCTAACAATGTAACAGGTGCAAGTCAACCAAACATAACAAGTCTTGGTAATTTAACAATTGCTAATATTGATAATATACAAATTGATGGCAATACAATAAGTTCAAGTCAAGGAAACATTTTACTTGACCCTGCTGCTAATATATTAATCGATACTGCCACAGCAAACTTAGTATTCTATGCCGGCACAAATAAAGAACTATTAACTAATTCAAACTTAGCATTTAACGGTACTACTTTTACAGTAACAGGAACAAGTAATGTATCAGGTCAAATCAATATTGATAATATTCGTATCGATGGAACTGTTATAAGCACAACAGCTAATAACGATAACATATCAATTACTCCACACGGTACTGGTGAATTAATTGCTTCTACACTTGCTGTTACTGATTTAACAACTAACCGTGTTGTTTATGTAGGCGCTAATGATGCCCTTGTTGATAGCTCAAACTTAACATTTGATGGAACTACTCATACTGTAACAGGTACTTCAAATGTTGCTGGTCAATTTAACATTGATAATATTCAAATTGACGGAAATACTATTAGTTCAACTAACACTAATGGAAATATTAATATTGATGCAAATGGAACTGGTTATATAATTGTAAACAGTAGTTTAGATAATACAGATTTTATTGTTCATGGTAATAGTGCAGTTAGTGCAACTTATGCTAACTTGTTTTATGTTAAAGCGTCAACAGGACAAATTGGTATTGGAACTAATAGTCCTGCATCAAATGTCCTAATTGACATGGATGCATTTACTACATCTATATTACTTCCAAAAGGCACAACTGGTCAAAGACCAAGTGGGGACGAAGTAGAAGGTATGTTTCGATATAATACATCAAACCATGTTTATGAATTTTGGGATGGCGATAGTTGGGAAAGTACATCTTCAAACTTTACTACAATAGTAGCTGATAGTTTCTCAGGAGACGGTACTACTCTTTCGTTTACACTCAGTCAAGATGCAACAAGTGCTGGTATAATTGTTAGCATTAACGGTGTTGTGCAGATACCTAGTACTGCTTACGGTGTAAGCGGAACTACACTAACATTTACAGAAGCGCCACAAGTTGGTGACTTTATAGATGTAAGATTATTAACAACAACAAACACAGTTACTGGAATAGCAGATTTAAACACTGAAATTCAATTAAGTGACGCAGCAGAATTAGCCAATGTTGTTATTAACGGGAATTTAATATTACAAGTAAGCAATGCTGCTGTGTATCCAGGCACAAATGGTACAATTAATCTTGGCAAGTCAACAACAGGTCGTTGGAATACAGTATATGCAACAAACACAAGTATACAAAATGCAGACTTAGCAGAATGTTATCTAGGTGATAGTCCAATACCTCCTGCAACTGTTGTATGTTTTGGTGGCAACGAAGAAATTACAATGTGTATGACAGATATGGATACTAGAGTTGCTGGTGTTGTTTCTACATACCCAGCACACGTAATGAATAGCATGTTAGAAGGTAATTACGTAATTGAATTAGCATTACAAGGTCGTGTTCCATGTCGTGTATATGGTCCAATACGTAAAGGTGATATGATGGTATCTGCTGGCAATGGAATGGCACGAGCAGAAGAAAATCCTAAGATGGGATCAGTAATAGGCAAAGCTCTCGAAAACTTTGGTGATGCAGAAGGTATTATTGAAATAGTAGTAGGTAGAGTATAATGGGTTTAACAAGACCACGTAGTTATCAAGTACTTGATAGTGATATTAAAGGTAGTTGTAGAGCGGCAACTATTTCTAATATATCTAATCTAATTTCAGGTGCACCTAATATTATTGACGGTGTCACATTGGCTAAAAGAGATAGAGTTTTAGTTAAAAATCAAACAAACAAAGCACAAAATGGTATCTATTATATAAGAAATATTGGTTCAGGTAGTAACGGGAACTGGGTAAGAGCTGTTGATTTTGATACAAACGACAAAGTAACATCTGGAGCACAAGTACCAATAGAAGAAGGCACGCTAAACAAAGATACTGTTTGGCAACTTACTACTAACAACCCAATTAATTTAGGTACAACTGAATTAGATTTTACTATATTGTCGGATGGTGGGTCCGTAACTAATGTTTACTATGTAAGTGAAAGTGGTAGTGATAGTTATGATGGCAAAACACTAGGAAGAAGTTTTGCTAGTATAGATCAAGCACTAACTGTAGCAACAGCAGATAGTACAATATTTGTTAAGAGTGGTGATTATACTATTAACAATCCTCTTACTATTCCAGCTGGTGTATCAATAATTGGTGATAATTTAAGAACAACTGTAATTAGACCAAATACTACTAATGCTGACATGTTTTATGTTAATAATGGTTGTTATGTTACAGGGTTTACTTTTAAAGATCATGTAAGCCCAGCAGCAGCGTTTGCTTATAATCCAAATGGTAGTGCAGGTTCAATTACACGCAGTCCGTATATACAGAATTGTACTAGTATTACTACAACAGGTACTGGTATGAGAATTGATGGAGCTCATTGTTCTGGTTTACGTAGTATGGTTACGGACTCATTTACACAAATAAATGCAGGTGGTATTGGGATACATATTAAAAATAGAGGGTACGCACAATTAGTTTCAATTTTTACAATTGCTACAGATATAAGTGTATTTTGTGAGAGTGGCGGACAATGCTCTATTACTAACAGTAACACAAGTTTTGGCAACTATGGATTAAAAGCAACAGGTGTAAGTGCTAGCTTATATAGTGGATCAACTAGCGGTACTTACACCAAGAATTCAAGTTCAGTCATCATAACAGGTTTATCTCAAAAACCAAATTACGGTGATGCTATTAAATTTGGTAGCGATTCATATTATTATTCTGTTATTTCTTCAACACCGCTATCAAGTGGTTCTTCTACAGTTACTTTAGAAATTGGATTAAAACAGGATTTAAGTAGTGGAGTTACTACTAACTTTTATCAAAGAAGTTTGATATCAGCAAGTGGACACACTTTTGAATATTTGGGTTCAGGTACAAATTTAGCTACTGCTTTACCACAAGCGGGAGGTGTTCCTATACAAGCAAACGAAGTTGTGGAAGATGCAGATGGGCAAGGACAAGTTTATTTTACAAGCACCGATCAACAAGGTGATTTTAGAATTGGTGGAGAACTGACTATTAATCGAGCAACAGGAACTATTACTGGAACAACATTTGATAGAAGTTTGTTTGCGGTATTAACACCGTACATATTAGCATTGGAGAGTTAAAGTATGGCTACGCCATTAAACACATTTAAAACAGTAACAGTAGGGTTAACTACTAGTGATCAAATAATTTATACTGCTCCAACAGGAATCACAGCGATTATTTTAATGGCGCAAGTTGCCAATGTTGACGCATCAAATAGTGCAAATGTTACTTTTGCTATTACTGGAACAGACAGTACTTTTACTGAATTAGTAAAAAATTTTACCATACCAGTTCAAGACGCAGCAACATTACTTACAGGTAAATTAGTAGTTGAAGCAGGATGTACATTACATGCTCAAGCTAGTGCTAATAATAGATTAAAAATAACATTAAGCGTATTGGAAAGTTTAAATGCCTGATATTCACCTTTTAAGTAAAAAAGTTAAAAAAACACCAGCATCAAATGCAGATCCTAATCGTTATGATTTTTTAGATTTAAACAATGCTGAACCAGATTGGGGCGCACCACTTTATGATAATGCGTTAGCAGCTTCAGATGTAGATGGTACACGAAAGTGGTTATATTTAAATATTGATGGCAGTAATATTACAATTGAAGGTAACATTACTTTATCAACTACGCTAGATGAAGTTACTACAAGAGGTAATACTACTACTAATGGTGTTACTATTGGAAACTTAACAGTTGATAACATATTTTTAGATTCTAATACTATAAGCACATTAAGCAATGCTAATTTAGTATTAGATCCAAATGGTTCAGGTACAGTTATATTAGAAAGCCCATTAACTCAAAACGCTACATCTGCTCCATCAACTCCAAACGCAAATAGCATGGTAACTTATGTTACAGCTAGCGGCACTACGCCAAATAGAGAAATTGCTTGGAAAATAAAGAATCAATCAGGTGAGGAAATTATTGTAAGTACACTTATTGTTTAACGATAACGTTTAAAATGATAATCTCTGTCAATTGGTCCATGCGTCATTTCTCTAACTAAGACAAACCCAATTGATTGAACATAATTAATTACTTCTTCTACTTTAGGTGCACCTAAGTTATAGTCTGTATGTTGTGCTTCGATAATTAAATCATAACATTCGCTTAAAGAATTTTTAGCACCTTTGAGAATATCAATCTCACTGCCTTGTGTATCCATTTTAATCATACTAGGCAATGGCCAATTGTTGTTTTTAACAATAGTATCTAGCGTCATGCCAATTTTCGTTACGCGATGACTTTCATTAAAAGCTTGCGTATTTTCTTTATAATAACTATTTCCACCTGGCAACAATAAGTTTTGATAAAAACTAACTGACTTGTTATCTACATCTGTTAACAAAACATGAGCATAATTTTTAATACCATATTCTTCGTACAGTTCTTCAATTAAATCCATAGCTTCAAATTGATATATATCTGCTGTTGGCCAAAGTTTTTTAGCAAAGTTAGTCCAATTTAATACACAACTACCAATATCATATATTACTTTTGGTTTAATCTTTTTAAGATATCTTAAATCTTCTAGATACTTTTGATGCTCAACAGGTATATCATTACGCTGTGCTAAATCTTTATAGACTGCTTTTACTTGTGCTTCAAAATTTTCGTGTGGTACAACATTTGAATTAACAATATACTTTGTGCTACCAATATGTTCACATTTAACTGATTCATCAACCCAAACAGTAAATCCAAGCTCAGTTGCTTTTTGACAAAAGTATATGTCTTCACTAAAGGTATGAGCATGATCTAATGCACTTTTATAAACAAAGTGCGGATATTCCATTTTACGCAATACATCACTTTTAATTAATACACAACCAAAACCACATGCACCAACATTAATAAGACCGTAACCTAGTATTTGATCAATCTTTACGTTCTCATACCCCATATTAGTTTTCCAATACAGTTCTAATGTATGTTCGTTTGGTTTTCTTTGAATGTATAATCCACTAACTATATCTTTATCAGCAACAATAAATTTTTGTAAACAATCATTTGGTAAAATAATATCACTATCTACGCAAAACAGATAGTCATAGCGTTTGCCCCATTCAGCAATTAAATTACGAATTTGATCTATTTGATATCCGTAAAAAAACTCTAATTGAGTTTCGTGCCCATCAGGAATGATTAAATCGTATATTGACTTAAATGTTTCTGATTCAATATTTTTATTTGTTGGTATTGCTATTAATATTTTTTTCATTTGCTAATATGTAGTTTGCATTGCGTGTTTGTTCTTCGCTATTGACTTTGTAATCATTTAACGGATTTAGATCATTGTAATTGTATAAAATTTCTTTAACAGCAATTACTTTATTAGGATCAGCTCTTTCTATTAACTCATAAAATAATGCGCCATCACCGCCTGCTCTTAACCAATCTCCATTTGTATCTTTAAATTTTTCTTCTCCTAATCCATTAAATAATGATTTAGTAAAAGTTCTTAAATGGGTATATGGCATATTCCATGGAAATTTATGCGAACGATAAGTTTTATTATTTTTAACTTGATTAGGATAATTTTGTGCTATTAACGGTATATTGTCAGCTAAACTATAACAACTACCATAAGCAAACTCAATACCTTGTTGATATAAGTTATTGTAAAAATTAAAAATAGTATTGTTGTTGACTAACCAATCATCGCCATCAAGTAACAATATAATGTTATCATCGTCAACTTTTTGTAAAGCATGCCAATGATTATATACAGCACCCATATTAGTAAAGTTTTGTGTTAATTTTATCTTTTTTTGAATATCGACCGGCAATTTAGCTAACAAACTCTTTACTACTTGTAAACTATTATCAGTTGATGCATCGTCTATTAACATAAACTTATAGTTTTCGTAATCTTGACTAACTACACTGAGAATACAATTTTCAATATAACTTTCTGCATTATAGAATGGTGTGATAATTGTTATCTTTTTTTGATTACCGTAATTTTGATAGCAACGCCTGTCAACTTCATTTACAAATTTGCGATTAAAAATTCTGTTAACTTTTTTATTAATACGATCTACTTGTCTAAACTCTTCAGCAGGAAGAAATAGTCCAAGCTTCATATACAAATGTTGTTTCCACTGCAAAGCAATAGATTTCCAACTGTGAATATCATTCAATACATCACAGTAGTTTTGTTTCTGCATTAACAAATACGGTGTATTATATGCACTATGTACTAATTTAATAAATTTATCCGCTTGCTCTGTTTCATTAATGTGAGGAAATAAACCGTTAGGAACTGACGGATAATCAATTTTATAACAGGCTAAATCTATAGCAGTTTCTTCAAGAGCACCAAATCTGCAAGTTATAAGCGGAGTTTTGTATAACAAACTTTCTAAACTTGAGATACCAAAAGTTTCTGGAAAATCAGATGGATAAATCATATATGTTGCGTTAGCTAATATATGAGCTATTTCTTTTTGAGTAATAACTCCAGTAAATCTTATGTTCAACTTTTTATAAGTTTCATCCTGTTGAAAATTTATTAAATCTTTTTCTTGCTCATCTGGTTCTGCATTATCTCTAAATCTGTAATAACCACCAATTACTGTTAAATGTGCTTCTGGTATCAAACGCTTAACGTCGGGCCAAATCAACTTTAACAAAGGATTTAATCCTTTAGTAACGCTAGCATTGAACACAAAGTGATTAGGATCTTTTTGTGTTACATCTACTTCATCAACGTGTTTAACTGCACCATTTCTAGTGAGGAAATTTTTATGTTTAAGCACTTCAAACATACGACGTTGGCCGTGATTATTAGTTAAAGTGTAAACAGTATGCCAATCAGACAGTGTAAAAATTTCATCAATTATCCCTTCAACGAGCATAGGTTCGATATGTTCATCACCTTGGCAAAATGTGTCGTGCATCCATAATATTTTACGTTTTGCTTTAGGAATAAAATTATAGATACTACCAGCAAAAAATGGAAAAACACTCCTGCTTGAAATTACTATATCGTGATAATCTTTGAATCTATCTTGTTGTTCGTGATCTATAAATTCTACACCGTCAAATATTCCAGGTGAAGATCTAGAATCAATACAATTATTGTATACAGTTACTTCAAACCCTATTTTTGCTAATTCTTTACTTAATAGAATTACCGCGCTCTCGCTACCACCTAATCCTTGATGAGAAAGTGTATCACCATCATAAGTTAGCCCAATAGTATCAATTATTGCTATTTTTAACATATGCTTTAATTATATAAATTTTTTTGATTCTAATCAATAAATATATAGTAATAATTTTTGGAAACAATAATGGCAATCAAAAAGTATGTTGGCGACAAATTAGTGGGGTTAAGTTCTGATGTAAAACCGACTAATATTGCTGACGGAGCTACTTTTTATGAAACAGATACTTTACAACTTTATATCAAAGTTAGCGGTTCTTGGAGTTTAGCAACTATTTCAGGTTACACTGGTAGTCGTGGTGAAACAGGATTTACTGGTAGTTTAGGATACACAGGTTCTATTGGATACACAGGATCACTTGGTTATACAGGTTCTATTGGGTATACTGGTAGTTTAGGATACACAGGTTCTATTGGATACACAGGATCACTTGGTTATACAGGTTCTATTGGGTATACTGGTAGTATAGGATACACAGGATCTATTGGATACACAGGTTCACTTGGTTATACCGGTAGTATAGGATACACTGGATCTATTGGATACACTGGTTCACTTGGTTATACTGGTAGTATAGGATACACAGGATCTATTGGATACACAGGTTCACTTGGTTATACCGGTAGTATAGGATACACTGGTAGCAAAGGTGACATTGGTTATACTGGTAGTATAGGATACACTGGATCTATTGGATACACAGGTTCACTTGGTTATACTGGTAGTATTGGTTATACCGGTAGTATTGGTTATACCGGCAGTATAGGATACACTGGTAGCAAAGGTGACATTGGTTATACTGGTAGTATAGGATATACTGGTAGCAAAGGTGACATTGGTTATACTGGTAGTATTGGTTATACCGGTAGTCAAGGATTAATTGGGTTTACAGGATCAATAGGATATACTGGATCTAAAGGTGATATAGGGTTTACAGGATCACTTGGTTTTACTGGATCACTTGGTTTTACTGGATCACGGGGCACAACTGGCTTTACAGGATCACTTGGTTTTACTGGGTCTCAAGGAAATACTGGATTTACTGGCAGCAAAGGTGATATTGGATTTACTGGCAGTATTGGATATACAGGATCTAAAGGTGATACTGGATTTACTGGTAGTCTAGGATTCACTGGTAGTAAAGGCGATACTGGATTTACTGGATCTAAAGGCGATACTGGATTTACTGGTAGTCTAGGATTCACTGGTAGTAAAGGCGATACTGGATTTACTGGATCTAAAGGAGATATTGGATATACAGGATCTAAAGGCGATACTGGATTTACTGGTAGTCTAGGATTCACTGGTAGTAAAGGCGATACTGGATTTACTGGATCTAAAGGCGATACAGGTAATACTGGTTTTACCGGATCAATTGGATTTACCGGATCAAAAGGAGATACAGGTAATACTGGTTTTACTGGATCAATTGGTGCTACTGGTTTTACTGGAAGCCAAGGAAACACAGGTTTTACTGGATCAGTTGGATTTACAGGTAGTCGAGGTGTAACTGGTTTTACTGGTTCTATTGGTAATACTGGTTTTACGGGTAGTCAAGGATCAACTGGCTTTACTGGATCAGTTGGATTTACTGGTAGTAAAGGAGATACTGGTAATACTGGCTTTACTGGATCAAAAGGAGATACTGGTAATACTGGCTTTACTGGATCAGTTGGATTTACTGGTAGTAAAGGAGATACTGGTAATACTGGCTTTA